ATGAGGTGCACAGTCATCGTACAGAAAACAGCCATCCTCAAACTATACAATCCCGGTACTGGAAAACGTGCCCTCCTAGACCAGGTATTCGCCCGTTACAGCAAGGCCTATATAGATACATTGGAGCGCTGCCGCCCCATGGCTGATCTGTGGATTCGTGATCTCCACGATGGTAAGAGACTCCCCAGCCCCTTCAATGCAATGAAGGAAATCCGTCCTTTGCTATCAGCAACGGATTTGCCAAGCGCTCTATATGACGGCTTAGTATCAGATATCCTAACGAACCTTGTTTCGTACTGCAAACTACGACAGGCCTGGGAAGATAGGAAGAACCATGAGGACGCAACTGATGAACCCCAGTACCCCTCACCACTGTACGGATATCAGTCTGATGGGTACCAGAAGGCCCTTGCAGAGGCCGCTGAGTGGGTTGGTGATCCATTCGACCACCAAGCGTGGCAATCCCGTCTGCTACGTGAGGAGCGCGAGATTGTCAGGCCGCTTCTCTATGTACGCGCCCGAGATTTTGCTCTCGAACGACTCGACAACGAGAAGTGGGTGGTATCACTACCGGTGCAGCCGAAGCCACAGAAGCCTACAAGGTTGCGTTTCCCACTCGCGTTTGGGATATGGCACGAAGAGGAATATCTCACGAAAGGGAAGGCGCGCTGTGCCTGCCTTTGTCGGCGCGATGGCGAGTACTTCCTACATATAAGCTTCGAGTTCCAAGTCGAGAGTATGGAGCGGGGTGAAGAGGAAACCTATCTTGGAGTTGATCGCGGCATCATCAAACAGGCGGCATACGCAATCATAGACAAAGAGGGTCGACCACTCAGAGTTGGGAGCCTTGGTCGGGACGTGCGTCCTCTACAGATCCTATTGGGACGGAAGCGCCAGGCCGCACAGAGGCGTGGTCGGCATGTGCGTCGTCAAGCCTGGCAGCGTCGACACCAAGAGCAGATGCTCCACACAATCGCCAATGCGTTGGTTGCGTTGGCCGTTGAGCACCACTCGTTGGTAGTGATGGAAGATCTCAACCTACAGACAAGCGGCGCATTTATACGTTCCCAGTATGCCAAGATGGGTCATATCCTCAGCTACAAGTTGCGGATGGCTGGTATGTTACCACCACGCGAGGTCTTCGCTGCTTACTCATCGTTGATTTGTCCTCGGTGTGGGGAGGATGCCAAACGGGAAGGTGAAGATCTCTACTGTCCGGCTTGTGATGTCAATTTCGACGCCGACGAGGCAGCTGCTGTGAACATCGCTCGGCGGGCGTTTTATCGCAAGGCGGAGTGGAATACATCAGGAGGCTATCGAGGGTTCCACCGCTCCTTTGGAGCGTTGAGAGTGGGGGCTAAATAGTCGTGGGTCCCCGACCTGCCACCAGCCCGGAGAAGGCTGGTCGCGGATCAAATCCTAATCCCCGGCCTCGCCGGGGCGCGCGCAGGGAGGGTAGAGATTGTGATGAAACATGTTTGGACGATAGGTATGGCAGTGTTACTCCCTCGCGCGCGAGGGCACGACCTCTGGATTCCCCCTCTTCCTGGCGGCCTCCGGGTTACTCCCTCGCGCGCGAGGGCACGACGGTTGGACCGCCTTCAGTGACGAAACAAGGGCGGTTATTTCCACGCACGCGAGGGCACGACGATGTGTTGCCTAAGATGGGTAGGATATTGGCCGTTACTCCCACGCGCGCGAGGGCACGACCAGCAAACCACAGAAACCCAACGCGCCACACGTTACCTCCACGCGCGCGAGGGCACGACGACCTCGCCGGTTCCGTTGCCGCCTTACTGTTGGTTACTTCCACGCGCGCGAGGGCACGATTACTATGGTATACCACACAGTCACTCCTACGCGCGCGAGGATGCTGGTCGAAGCTTTCGCCTCAAATCTTCGATTATGGGTAGGATCTAGGCATGCAAAGATGACAACCCGTAGGTACTGTGGTATACTATAGTAGATTGTTGGTGGGATACATCGGGGTGAGACTAGATGAGGGTCGCAGTCGCGATTCCAGTACTTGGTCGAACAGACCTACTTGAGGCATGTCTTGCTCAGGTCGTGCGGACAGTTTCCGATTCGGGCACCGAGATCATTGTTGTCGACAACACCCCTGATCTCGACGTGATTACAACGCATGCCGGACTTTGCGGCACCATCACGAAAGACCGGGGACACACCCGCTACTTCGTGCCGGATCAAAGCTTGGGCGTTTTCGAGTCGATCCGATACGCCGCCGACTACACCGATGCCGACATCCTCGCCTTCATCCATTACGATGTCTTGATCTGGGATGTCGGATGGGATCTTTGTATCGCACACGCCTTCGAGGAAGATGCGAAGCTGGGCCTTGCCGGTTTAGTCGGTGCGTTCGGACTGGCACCGGATGGGGGGCGTATCGGTACCCACTCCCGTCTGATTGGTAAGCAATGGGGGGGCAACGGAACCGGTGAGATATGGCGCATCCATGGCGCGTGGACACCTGATGACGGAATGGCTTCGGCTACTCTTGACGGCTGCGGCATCTTCTATCGTACCGACACAATCCCAACTCTTCTCGATCAGGACTATCCCGGCCTCCATCACTGGTACGACCGCGAGGTCTGCTGTGCGTGGTTGGCAGCGGGATGGCACATCCGCACCTTACCGATTCGAGCCGACCATGGTGGAGGTGCGGCCGGTTCCCAACCTGCCTATGGTGATCAGGCGCGTGCAGTCGCCGAAGGGTTGGGCATCAGAGAGCTCCCGGCCGGCCTTCTGAACTACGATCAGTTGATGTATACGCTCAACTACAACCGTTGGCGGGGGCGTTGGCAGGCCCGACTGCCAGTTACCGTAGGTGCTGACTACACCACGAAGTGGAAGGATGGCGGTGAGTTCTGATTGGCTGGTCAGTCGAAACAGCGCGGCACCAACGATCCCGCCGTACTGGACTACTGGCTGGCATGCTTCGACAAGGTATTGCAGCGCGAGGCACGCAGACTCACAACTGATCGGGACAAACAGGAAGACCTCGCGCAGGTGGGCCGCGTAGCAATTATGGATGCGGTGCGCAACCGACTGGACACAACACGACCGATGGCACAGCAAGGGGCCTATCTGAAAAAGACTGCAACACGAGCGATACAGAAATGGCGGCTCCGCCACTCCTTCCTGATACGAATACCCAGCTCAGTTTTTCGAGACAGCCGCACCGATCGCATCCCGCAGATCGTGGCGCTAGAAGACTTTGATGAGAACCAGCGCGAAACCTTGTGTGTTGATGGCTCGGCAGATCCAGAACGGGTAGTTCTGGACAGGATAGCTTTGGAGGAGATCTTCATCAAGGCACATCTCACAGACATCGAATTGGATGCGTTGGGGCGCTTGTTGGCAGGCGAGGAAATAACCAAGGATCCCGCCTTGTACCGTGTGCTGCGTAAGACGCGGCGTCGACTCCAACGTGTAAGGGAGCGTCTTCAGCCATGAAAGTCCTGACTATCAATCGTCCACCATTCGAGAAAGGCGCGCACCGAGGCTAGATGAACATCATCCGACTCACAAAGCAACTTGCGATCTCTGGCTGTATCGGCCACCAAAGCGATATGGAACGCCTCGTCCATGAAGGATTCACCTATATCATCGCGTTCTTCCATGACAATGACAGATGCCACGAGAATGGGCCAGACGCCGAAGTCTCTTGGGCGCGGACACACAACGTTCGATTGCATCGTATCAACTTGGAAGATGATAGAATGCCATGGACCCCCCAACTCTTAGAGTCGGCATTGGACTTTGCATTGGGTGCCCTGAGCGGACAGACACACAAACTGCTGATTCATTGCATGGCTGGTAGGGCACGTTCACCATCCCTTGCATATGCTGTGCTGCGGTGTCTTGGCTATGGGAAGGGCATTGAATATCAGATTGCCGCCACCATCGGCAAGGACAAACTTCCGCGTTGCTACACATGTTCAATCGATGCGTATCTCAGCGGTGTACTGGTACCCCGTCGCCGTTATTGTCGGAAGTTGGGGGGCTGTCTAAAAGCCTCCTGGATGAACGATTCGGGGTGTTCGGCCAAAGAAAGTAGTCGCTACCTACTATACGAGGGCAATGTCCCAGCGGATTATAGCTACGCAAATCTGAATGACGCGGGAAAAGTGGCCTTCCGATATTGGGATTGGCGGAGCCAATTCGGACAACCCAATGATCCAATGGAGTATCAGCGCGTAGTTCTGGCGACTGGGGATAGGCGCGGTATGACTGTTGGATGTAGGAACCCAAGAACGGGCACTGTTGAGCTATTCTTTGATCAGCCAGATGAAATGGTATGAGGGTACTGACCGTCAACCGCACTCCATACGAGAAGGGGGCGCATCAGGGCGGCGATGAGACGCAGCGGAAGATGTTACGGCAACATCTCCCACCCGATGTTGAAGTGATCCATTGTCACGACGTCGATTGGCGGCGAGAACAGTTCCAGTTGGTTCACGCCTTCAACATCATCCTACAAGAAGCGGATCAAGCCGCTCAGATCGCTAAGGAACGCGGTGTACCGCTGGTCATCCAGACCATCCACAGTCCTGGCATCTTTTTCATTTCACGTGAACGCTGTGCCGAGATCGCGTTGCAGGCCCGTTTCCTCTTCATCAACATCCATCGCGAACCATTCGAACTCGCCTATGATCTCGGCCTGCCTGCCGATGTGTTAGAGGCGAAGAGCATCTGGATTCCGACAGGCGCGCCCGCGGATTGGTACTTAGCACAACCCGACTATGGGGTCGTACCACACGAACCCTATGTCATCCTCGCCGCGCGCTACGAGGACAGGAAGGCACAGGATAAGTTCCTTCAGGCCATGGTTGACGCAGATCTGAAGTTCCCAATCTACTGCATCGGCGATTGCCGCCATCCGGTCTATGCGCGTTGTGAACAGATCGCGGAGGGGCGACCCTGGATCCATCTTATGGGCGCGCGTCCTCACAGCGAGATAATGCACTGGTTCGCCGGTGCGGCAGTAAGCGTCCTACCCACACACTACGATAATCCCGGTCTGACCAACCTCGAAGCTGGCATCACTGGTTGTGAGGTCGTGACCACAGACATTCCAGCGATACAAGAATACCTCGGCGACTACGCCCACTACGGACGTGCCGGTTACCCCGAGACTCATGTAGTTGCGACGCGCACAGCTTGGGAAGTGGCGATGTCGCGATGGCCCCGTCGCAACGAGTCGCTGGCGCGGCATATCCGAGATAACTTTACATGGAAGCGAGCCGGGAAACTGCTGTACGATGCCTATCAGAAAGCGTTATGAAGGAGTGGTGAGATGTGTCAGGTAAGCCAAACGCCGTTCTGAACGAGATCATCCGGCGCGCCTACAAAGCCAATCCTCCGGTAGCTGAGGACATCACACGCGAGGAGTGGGCACGCCGCTACTACAAAGTGTTGGGATGCAAGACCGTTTCGGCATTACGGTTCCGTCTTGCCCGAATGATCGAGGCTGGGGAGATCGATGCATCAATTGAGTTGGTGAGTGCCGATTCGGTACCGCCACCAGCTCCCGTACCGCCATCGATACAAGAACTCAAAGGCAAGTTAGTGGCTGCGGAGCGTAAGGCGCGGCGCGCCGCGGCATGGGAAGAGATCTTCGTCGATACCATACAGTCCTGCCTGCAAAGCTTCGAGCCGATCAAGATCCCCCACATCAAACCGGTCAAAGACGCGAAGCAACGCCTGCCCGAGTTTGCCATGCCCATCGTTTCGGACATGCATGTCGGCGCGTTCCATACCCGAGAGGAAACAGCAGGACTCACCGCGTTCAACAAAAGCATCCTATTCGACGAGATCAGACGTTGGAAGACCAATCTTGCCGACTGCCTCGCCGTAGTACGTAGCGCGGTGGACGTTCGGCGCTGCATCATGCCGTGGATCGGTGACTTCCCGACAGGTGAAGATATCTATCCCAAGCAGTTCGCCGAACTCGACGATCTCTTCATGGAGCAGATCTCCCTCGCCGCCTACATTCTTGCCGACATGGCGCTGCATTGCGGGACCTTGTTCGAGGAGATCGAGATCATTGCCTGCGATGGCAACCATGGCCGAACACAGACGACCACGTTCAATGCGGATCGTATGGTCTACATGATGGTACAGCTCCTGCTACGTGATCAACCCCACATCCGCTTGCATCTCAGCCGGTCCCCATTCGTGGCCTTCTCCGAACCCTCTGTAGATCGCGACGAGCCGTGGAACTATCTGGTCAGCCATGGCCAAGACATTCGAGCATGGAACCGCATCCCTTACTACGGATTGGATAGGGCGCGTGCCGAATGGATCGATCTTACCGGATTGGTGTACGACTCAGTGATCGTGGGGCACCACCACCGCTATGCCGAAACACCGGGATGGATTATGAACGGGACTTGGGTACCCGGTTCGAAGTACTCGATTGGGAAGATGCGTGCGGCTAGTCAGGCCACACAAGGCCTACTCTTCCACAACCCGAAGATTGGCTTCACATCCAGGTGGCCCCTCTACCTCTCACCAAAACCGAAGTATGATCGTGTAGATGTGCGCGAGTTCACGGTACACACACCGGTGACAGAAACCTTCGACCAGCTCATCCAGCAAACCTTGCCCGAAGCGTTGCGGGTGGAGAAGTAGTCTACGGACACGCGTTATCACATCATATAGGATGGTGATGGAATGGGTGAAGTGGTGTATGACCGATTGGATCGTGTACATCGCGTCCTGATCATCGACCGAGCAGACTGTGAAAGCAAGCGGGAGATGAACTGCGAGGACTGCGGCGAGATGCTGGGATGTGAGACCGCACTCGCACTCATAGACGTTGAGGTGTTACGGGAAGCGAAGCTCGTTGATGTCGAACAAGCAAAGGGAGAACTCCTGATTCTCGAAACCGCACTGAATGGCATGGACTGGGAGCGTCTAGCACGAGAGCATCCTGACTTGCTGGCGAAGGAGATGCAGAGCCTCGTTCACTGGCGAGTGGTGAATGCGCTGCGATTCTTGGGATCGGAGGTGAAGTGATGGATGACAAGACTGATACGTTGTGTGAAGAGAGTAAGTATCCGCCCGAGGAGGGCCTGCGGGTGTCAGAGGTGGAGGTGAGGGAGGTACGCGCTAGCCACCGTCCAGCGTTGCAGATACGGCAATGCGGTGCGGAGGAGTGGGGCATGACATTCTTCCCCCATGACCCCGAGACGCCAGGCGAACTCGCCGCGCTAATGGGAGTGACGAGGGCGGGGCACTATGTCGTTGACCGCCTCCCCGACTCCCCGAAGTGGGTTGCTGTGTGGGAGAGGCCGGAGCACGCCGGAGCCCCCTATATGTGTAGTGCCTGTAGCACCCCGCTCGTCGAGGGTCACCTGGGCGGGAGGTGTCCTATCTGCAAGAGGTCCCTCGCATCCACCGCGACCCCGTGGCCAGGAGGCGACGAGGCCGCCCACAACTGAGCGTTATGGCGCGGGCATGTCTGGGGCGGGAGATGGACGAGGAGATATCAGGACGAGTCCCTAGCGCGGCTCGTCCCCATCCTGCTCTGGGACTTGCGCCAACCGCTCGATCTTGTCGGACAGGAACTTGAAGGGCCATTTCAGGCCCAGCCCTTCCCATAGCGCGCGTGTGTTCTCTAGCACGGACAGCCCCTCCACGCTCGCGGCCAGGGCCAGCACGAACAGCGAAACGGCATAGCGGCAGTTGGCGTAGTAATCAAGCATAGTGGCGATAAGCAGTACGGTCGAGTAGCACAGCATCTTGACGAGTGAGCGCCCGAAGAGGCGGCTCGACACCTTGATCTGCCGGACCCGTACTGACGCTACTATACCGGTCACGATGTCGAGTACGAAGAAGACGATGAACATGACGAGTAGTCCGCGCCAGACTGTCGGTGCTTCTGCCACGAAGTTGGCTAGACACGCAATTACCGCGGCTATTCCCCACCGCCAACTCGTCCAATGGAAGAGCTTGCCAAGTACGTCGAGGATATCCTGCGGAGTCCATCTAGCCACCTTCGGCACCATCTGTCGGCTCGGCATCAGGGATCGGGTCACCCAGATCTACCCAGTCGATGATGAGCGTTGTTAGTGATTGCTGACCATCCGATGTGGTGCGTAGTTTGGGCTGCATGGACACACCGCACTCCTGCTCCATGTAGCGCAACGCTTCGGCGACCCGCATCTCTTTTGTCCGCGGCATTTACCCCACTTCCTTCCATTGTGATATGGCTACTCGACCGGTTCTGTTGGCTTGTCTGGGAGCGCGTCTATGGCGTCGTGTGCGGCCTGTGCTGTATCACGCTGTGCAGTGTAGTAGTTCTTAGCCTCCTGGACGATCCAGGTGACAAAGGCATCGAATCGGACACCCATGGCGAGCCTCAAGGCCGCTTCGAGTTCGTCGGGTTTATGCACCCGTAGATTGTTCAGCCAGTCATACACCAATTCGCGTTTTGAACGGTACGGCAGTATCATCTCGGACTCCTTTGTGATATAATGAACTCAGGAGGGGACACCATGAAACCCATTCTGGCCTTGCTCCTGCTCGCGACCTTCCTCGTCGGCATGATCTTCCTCGTCGTTTCCACCACGGGGTACATGCACGCCCGGAACGACCCGCCGGCCGAACCTGAACAGGTCCTCACGGCCGCGGGCCTCGAAACCTTCGCCATGTATGCGCCTCCACAGGACCCCCCACAACCCCTGCATGGCGGGCCTCCCGCCGCGGACCCGAGGGGTATGCGGGCCTCCCTCCGTAAATCATACGGCGTCCGGGGCGGACCCGACACAATCCCCTGGGAGCGCAGACAGGCCGAACTCCGATCAGGTCGCATAAATGGTGAGCCCCTGTAGATAGACGTGTACGACAGAGGTCGCGTCATTGCAGGCATACTTGACAACGATAGCCTTGGCAGCATTCGTAGCAATCGCGATGCCCGGTGTGTCCGGCTCCATCGGGATCATCTCCAGTATCGGCGTCACAGGATTGTTTATGTCATCGTAGACGGCGTGAGATTGACAGTTATAGGAACGGATGTTGCGGGTGGGATAGAGTGTGATGCCAGCCCCAGCAATCGCGCCGACCACGAAGCTCATCTCCAAGTCAACGTGTGCGGAAATCCAGCCCGGAGCGCCCGGCACCGTGATTCTCTTGTAGAGAACCTGCGTGGTCCCGATGTACAACTTCGCCTGAACCCAGTTCGCTGGGGTCTCCCTCTCCAGTAGGATGGGTGCGACTATCGTAATTCGCTTCCCCACCTTCCAGTAGGCTGCGGGAATTGTGAAGGAATCCAACGTGCGGTCAACGGCGCTCACGACGGTATCGGTTACTGGCGACCCGCTGTAGATGCAGAGACCGTTCCGGTGCACGACGGTCCCGATCCGGTGCTCAAAGGCGTTGCTCCCGGTATTGATGCGCGCCTCGCCTTCGGCCGCGGGTGAATGCGCGGCATTTGTGAGGTGAAGGGCCTGGAAGCCCACGTCCACGATGCCGAGCGTCAGCACATTGTCGAGGACCGGCCGGAACGCGGTAGCCGTCCAATAGGCCGCATATGCCCCGCCTACCGCGAGACCACCCGTGCCTGCCCCCGCGCGCCCGATGCCCAGGGCAGTCTCGCTCCCGAATGCCAAACCAGGGAGTGCAGCGGTTCCATCTCGCAGGAGCGCCTGCGGCGTGTTCGTCAGGGTGAGCGCAAGCACCCCGCCCGCCGCGAGTCCGAGCTGGTTCAGGGCGATGCGGTACATGCCCATGGTCGTTTCGGTGATGAAGGAGGCCGCCGGCGCGCCGACTACGCCATCCGCGAAGAGTGCCTGCGGCGTGCTGGTCAAGAGCAAGGCCCTTTGCACTACGTCCCACACGTCCTTGAGGCGGAACTCTACGTTGCCAGCCAGCCCTGCAGCAGGAATTACCTGGATGTAGTTGTTGCTAGGCCGCCTGAAGGTCAACATATTCCAGCTGAGAGTGGCAAACTGCCCGGCGGTGACGGAGAACGCGTAGAAGATACCCGCAGTCACACCGTCCACTCCCGCGGCGATGTCGCCCGCCACATGGAGTGGATATCCTGGCGCGTCCGTCCTGATCCCCAGCCGATTAGCCGCATCATCCCAGAACAGATTCGGGTTGTCCTCGGCGAGTACACCGTTTGCATCGGCAAAAGGAACAGAGCCTTGGGTCAACTTCGGGACATGGTAGAACTCCATTTCTGTGGGGTTGCCACCCTGAAGATCCGGCAAGGTGTTGTGCTGGATCATTGCACTACCGCTCATCGGGGTCGGAACCATTGGCCCGAAGGCACCGATGCCCTGAACGCCATAGCCCTGACGCGTCAAATCGCGGAGCCAGAGGTCGCGGACACTAGGCGATTGGAGAGAACGTATCCTTATGGCAATAGTAGACACTCCACTAGCGGCGCAGTTGTGGCACCCTCGGCCCCAATAACCGCTTCGGTGACCAGATAGAATACGTAGGGAAGATCATAGGCGAGCCGTACATGCTCGGGCAGCCGTGCGGTCTGCCCCAGCCCGACATCGTAGCGTAGATCTACTGCGTAGAGCGTGTAGGGCATCCGTAACTGCTCCCGAAGCAGCTGGAGGGCGCGGTAGTCCACCGTTTCCTGTGTTGTCGCCGTCACATCAATCGGGTATGTCTTGGTTTTCCAACCCAGGCGGCCCTGTAGCGCGAGATCAGCCGCAGAATCGAATGGTGCTGTTAGACCCAACACCGCTTTGCCATACAACGTATCCCCGATCCAGACCTTGATCTCACCGATCCAGGCATTGCTATTACCGTTCTCATCCTTGCCCCAGGCGAGGATCGTGAACCGTAACGCGCGCGCAAAGATCTCGGGTCCGAACATACCGCGGTCAATTACGCTTTTCGGAATCTCGAATGCGGCACCATCAGCCTCAGAACAGAGCGTGTACCATAAGAAGTCAGATGCGTCTTGGTACTCGATCCGCCACTTCGCCGGCACGACCATGCGGCCCGATGTCGTCTCCTCGCTCACATACGCGGGCGTGTACACCTCGATGGCAGAAAGCTCCTGAACAGGCGTGGTTCCTAATACCCGGAACCGTACCTTGGCGACATTGGCCCAGCCGAGGGCGGTGTAGCTTGCCAAACACTCAGGCATTGGTGTTAGAAAGATTCCGGGTTCCCAGACAGATCCGCCATCTACCTGATACTCCACCAGCATATTGCCGTGGATGATACCAAAGACCTCTAAGTAGTCGAGAAGGCCCGGAGTCGTAAAGTCTACTTGGAAGCCCTCACCACGCGCAGCGAAGACCATACCAGTAACGGTGTTGCCGTCGTGCAGATCGTCGACATCGCCGACACCACCAATAGCCGACCACGTACCGATCAGTTCGGAACTGTCCGGGCCAAACAGATCGAGTTCGTATAGTTTTCCGATTCCGTCCCATATCGAACTCATTATCGGGCCGTTGATCCGCAGACCCACAACATTATGGAGCCGTAGATTGGTCAGACTAACGGTCTCTGGCGCGGCCCCGATCTGCTTCGATACCGCGGCGACGAGCCGCCAGTTCGTCTCACCCGAAAGCTTGATCTCGACACGTACAGACCTACGGATATCCGTATTCGACAGTCTCAAATCAACGCGGTTGATGGACTTCGGAGTTGCAAAGTTGACGCGTTGATGATCGTCTGCATAGGTGATCCAGCCGAGATTTACGATCAGCAACTTCCAGGTCGCATCACTATCGTCCGTGACCGCGGTGCCAAAGGCGTTGTCGGCCCAGGTCACACCACCCGTTCCGGGCGTGATCGTAATGGGTGTGTCCGCGTTTTGTGTGTAGGGCCGAATCTCGCGCAGATCAATCTCGCCGCGAACGCACCCCAAATCGATGCGGAATACCACGGTCTCGGCTGCAGGTAGGGTGCCCAGAGCACCGGCGAAGTTGATGGCCATTCGTGTGTTGCCGTCTATGAGCCGATAGAACGTCGTGGCCTCGTCAGGATCAGCCACTAAGTTCCAACACGCCCCGCCGTTCTGGGCCAACGCCGCGTTCAAACGTTCCCGCGCCTGGCCGCGGTAGGTCACAACGGTTTTGAGGTCGTCCTCATGGGGCCGCTCCGGGCTGATGCTGACGCGTGTCTCATCTACCAACTCGAAGTCGGGATCTGCAATGTTGGCTACGTCAAGCACGGCAGCAAAGCCGCCGGTGCGCGTGCCTTCCCAACGATAGTTCGGCGGAACGGATGGGCGTACAAGGCGCTCCAATACATCTTCGGGGACGAGGTCATCATCGGTTGTGAGACGACTGTCCTGGCATTGAATCGGATGCCCCGCCATGATAAGGGTTGAGACGACACCAATGCCGTTGAGCTGGCGTACACGTATATAGTAACCCTCTGGCATCACCGCCAGGGGTTGGCAAACCACCCAGGCACTCAGATCCTGCCCGAACCAGGAGACGAAGCCGGATTGCCGCAGATCATCGGTCGTGTCCTGATCTGGTGTGATCTCGACCCATTGAGCACCATCCCAGTAGTCGTAGCAGAACTGTGGAGTCGTATCCGAATGCGTCGCCGCGGTCTTGAGCGACCAATGCACGGCTGGGAAGCGTCGAGACAACACCCCTAAATAGAGATTGGCCCCAGCGATGTCCCCGCCTGTGGCGGCATCATCGGTGTGGTCAGTGCCGTCGTGTCCGAAGACCTTATCGAACGGCATGGGGAAGGTCACATCATCGATCCGTTCGATGTAGAGCAGTGCGTTAGGATCAGTGTCCTGGAAACCGGCCCACAGCGCCATGTCCAGAACGATGTCCATTGGCGAGTTCAAGTCATATGCGGCCCCGAACGTATCCTCCCACTGCGCATAGCGATAGTACGCGACCTGAAGGGTGTTGTTGGTACCGATATTGTCGGCGAACCATTCTCTCCCGATCCGCACTAATCCGTCGCCGAAGAGGACGCGTACGTTCTCATCATCAGGTACAACCGACTCGCTCGTTTCTAGGACACGAAATACAGGCTTGGGTAATGAGCACCAATTGATGGTGCGGCTCAAGACCGCGTCAAGTCCAGTGGGGTCGTGGAAGAACTCGATGTAGTCAAGTCCAGGCTTATCCTGCTTTGACAGCGCCACAAAGCCTGAAGCGGGTACGCGAATGCGGCTCGGCTCCAACCTGCCGTAGTAGCGACGGCGTTGTAACAACTTCGCGGCATCCCGCGCCTCGATAACCCATTCACCGGCCTGCCCCACCTCTTCTGCTGGTTCGGGGATCCGGTCTACGAAGTAGGCACCAAGATTCACCGTTACTGCCTCGCCTCCAGCACTGACTATCAGACTGACCTCGATCAGATCATTGTAGTCAATCTGACGAAGCGTAGCGTCGTCGAGGCTGGCTTTGAGAGTTAGGGTAAGGTTTGCGGCGAGCTGACGCACCCGGCGCGTCGCCTCCCACGACGCAACGTGAGGTGCCAGATCTATGCTGGACGCGGCACGAATCGGTGGTGTGTACGCAGGATCATAGGGCGTATCGGTATCCCAGGTCAACGCGGTCCAGACGAACCGGGCTTGATATTCTACCGATGCGCGCTTGAGGATACGCCCCAGTTTTTGCTGCACAGCACTAGGCACTATCCCTGCTCCAACACGTACAGCGTATTCGAGAACTCGACGAAACCGACTGTATCATCAAGCACTACGTTTTGAGCTGGTGGGAGGCTCAGACCGGTACCGCCGAAGCCATATGCGACCGTGTTTTTATCGGGCGACTCCATGGGCAGGTTGAAATAGCCCCAGACCTCGGCGACGATGCGGTCGCCATCGAAGACGTCGACGCAATCACCAATGGGGGGACCGATCACAGCACCGGTTGTATACCAATCCGCGATGTGGTGGATGCGGCCGGGCGCGCCGCCACGTATGCTGAGATCATAAGACGTGTTCGATAACACCGCCACGATTCCGATGCCGGGCCGCCACAAATAAACGAAGCCGTGTGGCCAGAGGTGATCGGTTTCGGGATAGCCATTGGCGTAGCAAAGGCCGAGTGAACACTTCGTACCGGCCGCGATGATCTGATCAGCTAGTGGCGGACTGACGAAGACACCGAAGAGATCGTACTGATAATCCAAGTCCTTCCCGACCTTGAACTGCCCCACAGACTGCGGTGCTAACACAAACTGCGGATCCATGTCGTAGAGGCCGACGCTACCCATCCAGCCCGATGGTGTCTGACTCGACGCTGTTTCAGCCGCCAATCCATCAACTGCAGCCGCCGTTTTCGTGAAGTACAGTTTGTTTGTGCGCGTAACCACAGGGAAGTCGATTTCTTGTATCGCCACGGATGGTCCGAACCGTGCGTACTGCCCCGCAGGTACGGGGTCAACCGAAATCGAGACGATGTGCCCGTAGACGAGGCGGTCATAGGAGGCGTAGTAGTCCTGCGGACCTGTGGAGCCCCGGGAAATGCGTCCATGGCCACCATCTAATGCAATTCCGTAAGCATTTCCATCATTACCAGAACCGGTGTTCTCATAGATCAGGTTGCCAGCGGCGTCGTACAGCCGCAGACCTTTCTCACTCCAAGGCAGCGCGTTTGTGTAGTAGTAAGTGCCCTCCTCGGTCCACATCTTGTCGAGGAAGCGGCGGTGAATGGGAAGCCCACCCCGAGGTTCATCAAGGCCGGGGATCCAGAACGCGACGCGCTGACCGCGATGCTGCATTTCGCGGAGCTGACGGATAAACTCGGCAGGCATGACATCAGGGAACTCAACCTCGACGAGTGGCCACCACACACGCCGCGCACTACCAGCACCCGGATAGAGATGTCGAGACGGTGTCACAACCTTCTCGTGCCCACCGGCGAGGCGCATGTGTTCCGCAGCCGATTCCTCCGCGGCCGTGATGCGTGTCGGATTCGCGGGCAGAACGTAGCGTTCTCGTGTCAACGCCGGAAAGTCGGCAAATGGTGTATGTGTCACACGTCCAACATTGGATCGCCGCAGCATCTCATCACCTCACCCTAACCCCGGCTTTTTGTTCGCGCTCGTAGAGCCGGGCCTGCTCGCGTTGGATCGAAACGGCGATCTGGCGCGCATCACGCGCCGTATAGCCCGTGCCGTGTAGGTTCACCGTGATTGGCTGGATGCGTCGTGCCAGTTCGCGCAGATCGAATTGTGGAGCCGTCACAGTGGGGTAGCGCGTCGGCGCGGTCCATGCCGCAGATACGGTAGGATATGCCGCGGACGGTTTCGGTGCGGCGTAGCCGCGGTAAGAGGCGTAGGCAGGATAGTCCATTGCGGAAAGGAATGGAGTAGTACTCCACATCACATCAGGCGGGGACCAGAAAGCGCCGTATTTCGCCATCAATTTCTGTGCGAACGCGGCCTGCTGGGCATCCGCCTCCTTTTTCTTCTTACGCTTGCCCAGTATTCCAAGACCAAGGCCGGCCACAGCGCCCCAGGGGCCAAATGCTAAGGCACCACCAACCATACCTGCCATTGGTGATCCAGTTTCGTATGCACTGTAAAGTCCAGCGGCTCCGATCACCGACTTTTGCCACGGCTTCACTCCGTAATCCCCACCTCCTGGAATGCCTCCACCCTCACCCCCGCCTCCAGCCGCTGCTTGAAGGAGCAAGCTATTGAAGTCGGCCCCACCACCACCCGTAGCACCGATCTGCTGCGCCGACTCGACCAGTGCGCGGGTGTGCTCGATGATAGCGGCAGTGTCCGCATCTATGGCGACCAATGACTGCTCCATTTTTGTCGCCGCGTCTAAACAGGTCTGACCAAGGCTACTCAATTGCAGGTCGAGGCCTTCCAGAGCAGGAAGCTCTGGCTTCTCGGGTAGTTTGATCTCGCGGAGGCGGCCCATAATGTCAGTCGCTCTATCAACAGGTTCCCCACGGGCGCGGTAAGCGGCGCGGTTCAACTCCTCGAACACGCCCTCCATCTGACGGCTAATGTAGGTCCTCAGCCATTCCCGTCCGATGTCCTCGAAAATGCCAGCAATTGCTTCGGTTAGATCGCCAGTGCCTTGGATAGCATCGGCCATCGCATCGCTAAAGCTACTACTGAGCTGCTTCACCTCGGCGCGCCAGGCATCACCAAACTGCGTGGCGCGGCTGAGGAGTTCGTCGAAATACCCCCGCCCCTCTTCTGTTGTTAGGGGAAACTCTTCGAGTAACTCCCACAGCCGCTCGATCTCACGCGTCGTCCTCGCCACGGGGTCAAGGCCGTAGTCCTCCATACCCGCGGCAACCTCGCGTTGCCAGTCAGCGTAGTCGCGTTGGATGTCCTGCATCTCTTTCCAGAGCCGGATGCGCTCGCGCGGGTCGGTCATCGCGCCGTAACGCTGCTGTAACAACGCGAACTGCTGGAACGTGTCCGTGTCGGCCTGCAATTTCAAGTAGTCGTACTGTACCTCCACAAGCTCTTGGTGCAGCTCGACTAAGCTACGGAACGCCGCGATCTGAGCGTTGACATCTTTGAGGTCTAGGGCGCGCTGGAAGATGTCTTGTAGGTACTTGATCTTCCCGGTAACATCGCCGAGTCGGTCGAGTAGGAAGAGTTCGAGGTCTTGACCAAGCCCAACAATGCCGTCTCGGAAGTCCAGCACCGCTGCATTTGCACCAACGAGCTTCTGTTCGGCGGTAAGTAAGGCATCGGCGAGATCAGACGCCTTTGCGCGCATTTCCGTTATAATCTCCCCGATGGTCTCACCGACAGCGCCCTCGGCCCGAGCAGCCAGTAGTAACGCGGTCAACGCGCCGGCGGCCTGCTCCACATCACGCCGCAACATCTCGGCGCGTTCACGCGAGAACTCCCAACCCTTCCCCATTTCGAGTTCTGTGATTTGTCGTTCGAACTGGTACTGCCGTTCCAGCAGATCGGCACTCTTAGAGATGACCTCGAATTGCTTGGTCAGCGTGGCGAGCCGTTGCATCTCCGTTGCCTGGTCGGGCGTGATCTTACCGCGCCGAACCCAATCGGCTAGGGTCTTCTCCAACTCTTCGCGGTACTCACGGAGCTGGAACTGTAATGCCTCAGCACCGCCGCGGATGATATGCAGTGCACGTTCCCATGCGCGCTGGAACTCTAGGGGATATTGAGTAGCGAAGGTGTTGAGCACGCCGACCAGTTCGTCACGTGCCCCAAGCAGGGCTTTGCGCGCCTGTGCCGGGATATCTTCGGACAAGGTTTCATTGATCTGGTCCAACGCCATCAGCGCGCGGTCCTGCATATCCTCCCAAGTCTGGTCGAAGCGTTGGATTTCTTGATACCACGGCCCGAGACCTTCCGCGCCCATACGCCGCATCGCCTGTTGGAGTTCGCGTACCAGATTGATAACGGATCGGACCTGATTCTGATAACTGCGGAGGCTCTTACCAGCTTTCTTAGTGCCGAGCGGATCCGGATCCGATACGATCCTTTTGGGAAGATCGGCGCGTTCCATTTCGAGTTCGAGTAGGGCTTGTTCAGTGGTCTTGAGTGTACCCTCCAACTCGATTCGACGACCCGCCGCAACGTTGTACTCACCCACCGCATTGCTGAGCCTGTTGGTAACACCGGTCTGCAGGCCGGACAGATCCTTCATCTCATGTGTCCGAGACAACACAGCCTCGGCATCTTTTCGATCCACACCGGCAAAGGGGTCAACATACAGCTTCTGCCCCTTAGCAATAGTGTCGAACATGCCAAGGACCGTCTTGCGTTCTCTCTCCGCGGCCTTCGCAAAGTTATCGACGGCATCTCTGCGCAGTTCGATATCGCCCCTAATACCCTGGATTTGTCCCCGCAGTGTTTGGGCAATACTGGCCCGCATCTTGTCCATCGCATCGGTAATGCCGATAAGAGCGCTCTGTGCGGCGCGCTCGACGATGCCAAATGCGGGAGCTAAGCCGTCGCGTAAAGCTAAGCTGGCATCACCCGTTGCGGCTTGAAGCAGTTCGAGGATCTTCGCCATCTGCTTTTGCTTGTCCGCGGCCTTATCAGTACTCTTTCCAACCGCTTCGTACTGATCACGTAAGGATTGGATCAGTTCGGCACGCCGCGTCAACGCGTCGACCTGGGCGCGGTAGCCAGCTTCTTCGCGGCGAAGCGCCTCCAGGGTTGTTTGCTCAATGTCCTCGGCCTGTCGCTCCAGTCCACGTGCCGCACGCTCATGGCGATAAACATAAGCATCAATGGCCTTCCAAGTCCCGAAAGCAACACCAACAGCGGCCACGGCCCAACCAACAGGACCAAGTGTGACCCAGAATCGCTGCAGGGCAAGTGTTGCAGCATTGACCTGGAGTTGCCATGCCGCCATTGTCACCGTACCTGCCGCTACTGCTTGTGTGCCCAAAACCATTTGGGTATGGAACGTAATCAGCGCGGCCGAGTAGGCTTGGGTGTAGCGCGTGATCAGAACCAGAGCGCCCGCAGCGAAGATGGTCTTGATGCCAACCTTATCGACAACGGTAACGAGGCTGGTGAGTACGCTGACAATGCTCTTCAACGTATCCTGCGTTTCCGTTCCGACCGCGAGTGCTTGAAGCGCGGCCTTCAACCGCCCATAACGGACCTGCAGGGAATCCAGAAAGATGATGTTCTCCCGCAACGCGGAGCCTTGGCTGTCATACGCGATGCGCGTCGCCTCAAGGATGGCGGGCATGCCCTGGATTAGGGTCCGGAACTCGGTGACCCGCCGCACGCCGAAGGCTTCAGCAATGGCCTGACGCTGGGTATCGCTAAGTACCTCCCACTTGACAGATAGCTGCGTCAAAACGTCCATCATAGCCAGCAGTTCGCCCCGCTCACGGCGAACATAAATGCCGATCTTCTCAAGCTCTTTGACGTTGCGCTCGCGATAGGCGTAGGTCAGAACGGTACGCATCGCCGTTCCGATTTCTTGGCCCGATCGCTTCGTCTGCTCGACTAGAACGGCGACCATCGCGCTGGCTTCTTGGATCGAGAGGCCAGCATCGTGGGCGGTGCGGCCGAGGCGGGCAGTGCCTTCCGCGATGTCCTGCGTCGTTGCGGCATAGCGGTTGCTTAGTTCGTTCCACGTGTCGAGGACAGTAATTGCTTGAGTGGCCTCAAGATCAAACTGATTCAGGGCCGCCGTCAAGTAGCGGGTTGCTTGTACAGCATCCATCTCGGCGATGTTCTGGGCAAGCAAGCTAACCCTTGTCAACTCGATTACATCACGAGCACGGTAGCCCTGCCGAGCCCAGTCGCGCATACCATTCAGGACGTCGGAGATTCCAGAACCATAAGCCATCGCCATATCGACCGCGGCCCTCTTCATCTGACCGAGATCAGCGATGTTTCCGGCGTATACCTTCCTCAAACCAGTCAACGCGAAGTCCACGTCGTTGATGGTCTCGACAGCACCGCGGAGGGCTTGCAGTGAACCGTAGATCGCACCTGTTGCCACGCTCCACAGAAGGACCTTGCCCGCGGCATGAGAGATTCCGCGACCCGCCTCTTGCATCGCGCCACCGAAGCCTTTGACTGCTTGGGTTGCCTGCGTAGCCTGCTTACTTGTAGTAGCAAAGCCAGCCGCGGCCTGACGTGTGGCGCGTTGGGTTGCGGTGGTTTGCTGTGGGGTGACACCCACAGTGGTACGCGCCTGGGCCGTACCGACTTTCGAGGCCTGCTGGGCGAGCTGGATTAGCTGTGCCTGCAGCCTTTGGACGGTGACCGGGTCCAAGCCTATTCCGAGCAAATAGGAATATTGAGCGCTTGGCAGCTTAGAGCACCTCCGCGACCAAAGCGGCTGGAAGGCCTAGCGTCTTTCGATGAGCGATGAATGCGAGTTGTTCCTCAAACGTAGGTATCCGACTACCCTTGCGACTGTTGCATGATTTACACAGGGGTTGAATATTACTAATAAAGGCAGGACCACCCGCACTCAGAGGAACAAAGTGGTCTACTGTCGCGGACCGCGCTGTAAAGGGATGTCCGCATATAGCACAAGTCATGCCGTATCGGACAAGCACATCCTGCCATTCATCTTTGGTGTATTCACCCGGAACATTGGTAATACAAGCGCGCCTCCGCTGTGCACCCCTTCGACGGGCATCCCGGTTCGCTGCCTGCCACACTTTCTTTTTCGCGCGACAGGCATCCCGGTTCGCTTCCCGCCATACTTTCTCTGTCGCGTGACGGGCATCCCGGGTCTGGAGGCGCCATTGCCGTCGATATTCCTTTCGCTTGACAGGATCTTTGAGTGGCATCTTAGAGCACCTCCGCGATCAAGGCGGCTGGAAGGCCTAGTGCCTTGCGACGTGCGATGAATGCTAACTGTTCCTCAAACGTGGGTATTCGAGTATGCTTACGACTGTTACATGATTTACATAACGGTTGCAAGTTCTCGGCGCAGTTCGGACCACCAGCAACAATTGGAACGAAGTGATCTACAGTTGCAGAGCGTCGCGTAAGAGACCGCCCACACTTGGCACAGGCCATACCATACCGAGTAAGTATTTGATACCACTGCTCTTGGGTGTACTCACCCGAAACATTGGCAAGCCGGGCGCGTCGGCGGTGCTCGCTTCTTTGGTGAATCGCTGCGTATTTGTCGGGGTTGTTCTCTTGCCACCGCTTCGCCGCGATACAGCGTTCCTCCCGATTCGCCTCCCGATATATCTTCCGCTTCGCGCGAAGGGCATCTCGATTCTTCTGATAATAAGCAGCATTCTTCGCCTTCACCTTTTCTGGATTCGCCCTCCGATAAGCTTTTGCTGTTATACGGAGTGCTTCTCGATTCTTCTCACGGTAGATGGCCTCTTGTATCCCCAACTCAGCGCGGTGCTCTTCACGATACTGCCGACTTTGTATCAGAAGATTCTCCCGGTTTGTCTCGTAGTATGCCTTCTGTCTCACGACGATGGCATCTCGATTTGCTTCATAGTATGCCTTATGCCTCGCACGGATGGCCTCCTGATTCTGGAGGCAGTATTGCTGATCATACTCTTTCTTTTTGGCCGGATCTCTTTTAGTCATCAAATGTCTCGGAGTCTGGCGCGGTGTCGCTTCAGATAATCAGCGATTGCTGGGTTGTCTTCAACCGCGATGCAATGACCGTAGACCATTTCCTCCAAAGCCTGCCAGAGATCGTAGCGCGGTATCACATGGCCCCCAAACAAAGACACCCAGTCTATTTCACGCGCCGACGTCTTGTACTCCCCCACCTCCTCTGGATGAGGCAACCGTTGCACCAGATCCAAAAACTGCGTCAGATAATCTGATATGATCCACTTGGGCGGGCGCGGATGCCCCAGGCTTGTGGTCTGCCGAAGCGCCTCCTTCGCGTCCACCCAGAACCACGCTCGACGCGCCAGGTACATCGTGTTCGCTGGGATTTGCAGCAACGATGTCCCCTCCCACCCTGGCACCTGCCCCTGTTTCCGTGCTATGTCGCAAAGGGCCTGAACGAAAGGGCTCTTTGGCCGCCTCTTCGAGACGCGCCGCCATTTCGGGTGAGAGTGCACCGCCCACAATCACGACCCGTTGGGCCACTTCGTTGAGTACCCGCTCATCGCCCTTGAACTCGGCAAGCATGGCGTCGTATGCCTGTTGCGGGCTACGCAGCGCCTGGGCTATCGACGTGATGCCAACGGCTGACAGATCAAAGAAGGGAGCGTTACGATCATCCAGCTTGCGTGCGCAGGCATACAACATCAAAACGCGCGTGTATTGCTGAGCCTGTTCAAAGGCGGGTTCGACCGCGGCGGCGTGATACAGTCGCTTCCAGACCCGTTCGCCGGGCAGTTGGCGGAGATGGCGGATCCGCTCCGTCGTTTCCCGATCTATGACTTCGAGCAGCCGCTTGGTCTGTTCATCCTCGTCCAGCTCGTCTGACGACTTGAGCTGACCGATATCGAGCAGCGCTTTTGGAAGCACGGCGGGTATGCGCACCATCTCGATCTGGGCGAGTGTCTCGATGACGAAGAGTCGGAGCAGGTCGGTGCGGTACTGCGCTTCATCCCAAGCGGAGCGATCCGGTTCCGGTAGCTTGCGCTCCTCATCCTCGGGCTGGCGCGCTGTCCAGACAGATAGCCACGCCGCGCCCAACTCTTCAACGCCCCATAGGCCTAACTCGTCCTTGATGACTTCGATGCGCTCGATTAGGGGTAGTAAGCGTTCGCCGCGTTCGACCTCGCCCATGAAGCGGTCTCGTAAGTCGCGCGCGAAGCGCTGCTGTGTAGCCTCGACGGCTTGGCGTACTATCTCGGAGATGCGGACGATACGCATCTCGATACTGTCCCGCCCCAACGAGATCTGCTCAATGGGATCTTGGCGGGCCGGGTCGAACGCTTCCATCGTGGTGAGGATTACTTCCTTGGGATCATGGTCTTGCACGACGCCCTCCTAGTAGGTGGGGGAGAGGGTTGTTTGCCCTCTCCCCCACCACATTGTCTTGGTCTATGTTACGCGCCCCAACGGTACTCGTGGGTCTGCAGAGCGGATTCGCTGTGGAGGAAGATGACCCACGCCGAGACCTCCGTACCCGTCGCACCGCCAAATCCGGCATCGATCACGTCGGTATGCGGAATCGTGATCGTCTTGGCCACGTCGACATTGGTGTCGTCGACAGCGATCTCCTGGGCCACACGGTCGTAGCCATCGCCGTGCTGGATCTCCAAGTAAACCGCGTAGTGGTCACTCTTCTGCGGGATCAGGAGCGGGACCGGACTGGTCCACGTACCGGTCCAGCCGCCACCACCACTCGACAGTGTGACGCGGCGGGAAAGGAACTGGCCACCCTCAAGGCACTCCAGAGGCACACCGGCGTTGCCGCGAATGGTGCGCACCGCCTCCCCTGCCGGATCGTTCCGGGCAGTTCCGAACACGGCCGCCCAGCTGCCCAAATAGGTGCTGCCGTTCGCGTAGCCGTTGTGGTCCTCATTCAGCGTTTCGACTATGGCGAAGCGCGGGGTCACCCCACTGCCTGCACGCGCCAGCACCGGGGTCGTCGGGTCCCGATCAGGGATACCGGCGAACATTTCGTTGACGAGCGGGCTGTTCGGATCTTCGATGATATCCACGCTTTGCGGACCCGAACCATACGTCGCCATGCTAATGCCGTCGACGTCGCCGTAGACGTCACGGCTCACCTCGATGACGTTGGGGTCGAAGTCGAGGCCGGAAAGCGCGCCGACGGGCATACCGTCAACGATCAGACGCTTCCGCTTCATCACCATAGCAGTCATTCTGCTCTCAATAGGCATCCTTCAAGTCCACCTCCTCTCTATAGAGATATGGCGACCTAACGCAGTCGTTGCCCCTGAATGGTGAGTTGGGGTTGTACCAGACTATGGTTTGAACGGGGTGGGATAGTAATGCTGCCGCATCAAACTCTCCTCGGTGACGACGGCATGGCCCCATTTGCGCTGGAAATAGGCCGCGTTTGCAGAGAACTCGTTTCCAGACACGACAGGCGTGACACCGTGGTTCTGGGTGCCTCCACCATAGTGGTACATCGGTGCGGCACTGGTTGAAACAGCTGTGCCACCGGCGAGGACGACGCGGGCGTGGTAGTCGTTGTCCTCGAAGTAGGCGCGTAGAAAGTTCTCATCGAACTCGCCGACTCTGTCCCATGTGTGGCGCGGCAACAGAAAGAAGCTGAAGTCAGGGTGGGCATGGACCCGATAGGGAGGTTTGGGCACCATTATCTTGACCTGCTCTGAGCTGGGTCCACCGCGGAGGTTGGCGGCTGTCACTATCCACGCATCGGTTTCGCGCCAGCAGTCAACGAGGTTGTCGATGCTGTGTGGACACAACACGATGTCGTCGTTGGCGACGATGACAACATCGCAACCCGCATCGAAGAGGGTGCGGCAACCCAGATTCCACGACTCCGCCACGGAGTGATTGGCTGTGGAATTATCAACGATATGGTAACGGATGCTGTGTGCGGTGCGGACGGTATTGAGCAGTTCGATGAGGCCTGAGAAGTTGACGAGAACCGGTATGGTCATACCGACTAGCATGGCTCAACTCCGATCTTTTGGTACTCACCCAAAAAGGCGACGGCACTCGGCCATGTCGGGAAGGTTGCGGTGCAGTGCACGGTCAGCCATGGCATTGCAGCGGCAGTGTCGCCGACGACGATACACATCTTGTTGAGGACAACGGCATACATCAACTCCATACCGGTCTCGATGCCGCGGCATTCCGCATTGATCAGAACGATATCGGCGCGGCGGATCCCCTCTTTCCAGAGCTCGACGCCGGCGTGGCCGTGTCCACCGACTACACGCTGCGGTCGATTGACTACTGGGATGAAACCGACATCACTCAACGCCGCCTCTATGAGAGAGGTCTCCTCGAAGCCAGAAACCCAGACTCGAAGCTTCACATCTGTCATCGCTGCGCCTCCAGTGCTTGTTTGATTGCTGGATACTTCGCTAAGAGTCGGTCGCGGTTCCGACCCCACATCGCGGCACCATGACCTCGAACGGTATGGATCTTGGTGTGGATCAAAACAGCGTCGGGCACGAGTTGAATGGCGGGCCGGTACTGCAAGGCCGCTACAGGATCGATCTCACTGGACAAGTACATGTGGAGTCGAATACCCCAGTCCACATCCTCCATATAGATCGGCTCGAACTGGGTATCATAGGGACCGACCGCATCCCACAGACCGCGGTGCAGCAAGGCGTGTCCGGTGTAGTCGGGATCGTCGTTTGGATCGTGGGCGTAGCGCGCCGGTTCTAAGACATAGCCACCGAAGCCCTCGGCCTGCATCTGCTGTCCATCTTGAGTCACAGCGAATGCCCAGTGGACACGTCTAGCATCGTCACGCCGCGCAACTTGCCCCATCGCGCCGAGCCAGTTAGGGGTGACGATGAAGTCGTTGGCAAGGCTCGGAACGACCAGCCACATGCCTTGACTGGCCAGAACAGCCTCGTTCATTGATGCCGCCCAGGACTGGCAGTCTCCCGGCGATCGCAACAGCAACCTATTGATAAGACCACAGTGCTGGCATTTTTGGAGTTCTCGCTGCAAGCCCTCATCCGACCCGTTGTCGGTCACAATCACTTCGTAGGTAGTCTCGTCGGTGTGGCGAGAGATCGAGACAAGGCAGTCAACCACCTCTTCACGGTTCCAACTCGTGACAATAACGCTGACGAGTCCATCAAACATGACCCAACCCTCCTCGGAGTACGTACCAGAGCGCGGTAACTGCGTCGCGCAGCCGCATCTTCGATGGAGTCGGGCGGTGGGTACAGAGAAACTCGCCGATGTAGGCCAGGGCAACAACACACTGGACTTGTACTGCGAGCTTGGCGTGGTAAAGCCGATTAGGGACGCCGTTGGCGGCGAAGTCGATTTCGCGTAGTGTCTCGGCCGCATAGGCCCGATAGCCGCAGGTCGGATCGATTATGCCAACACCGGTGCGACGGCGGATCAGCGCGCCACCGAATTGGGTGAGAAAGAGTTTGAGGCGGGAACGTCCACCGGTTAGTGGACGCACACCAAACCAAGCACGCTCCGATACGGTTGCATCAAGTGCGGCAGTGATCTGGGATGGCTGCCAGGTCCCACAATCCACGGTTATGACCCATTCTGCCATGGGCAGGGTCAACGCGAATACAACGCCTTGCTCATAAGCACCGGAGAGGCCGCGGTAGCGGAAGTGGTCCTGTTCGACGTACCAGATACGAAGCCCACCGGGAAACCGGCACCCCTCCAAGGCCTGCTTGACGAGAGGCTTGCAGTCGGCGACGACGACTAGCTCTCGCGCCCGTCCGTCCCAGGATTGGAGATAAGCGATGACATCGCTGTATCGCTCGTTCTTGATGGGGAAAACAACGACCCTTCCTTCAATTGGCGCGCGACGAGACGGGGCCGATCCGCGCCATGGCTTCTCCACCTCTTCCCACCTCCTCGTCGGCAGTGGAGACGTCTCCGCTCTCCACGCTCACAGTCAAGGCAGGTGTAGCCATCGGACTGTCCGGATTCGATTCGGCCGCAGACGATGCATCTGAATCGCATGACCGACGACCCTCCTTGTACGCACGCATGATCAGTTCGCGCCATTGCAACACGATATGATCCCAGTTCCAATGCGCACGCGCATAGTGCGCAGCATTGGTCCCTAAACGATCCCGCAAGTCATGGTCGTGACAGAGCTGGGCCAGTTTTTGCAGTAAGATGCCGGTATCGCCGCGCGCCCGTTCGATGCAGTTACCTGATGCGGTAACCGTTTCGGTATAGGGCACACGCATGTAGTCATCAGAGAAGTAGTCGGTGACACCGGCGTAGTCAACTGCTAGGCTGGGTCGTCCACAGGCCTGGGCCTCTAGGTGTGGAAGTCCGCAGCCTTCACCCATTGACCATAAGACGTGGACATCTAAGGCTTGATACAGCGTGGCGAGGAGTTCGACGGGTGGTGTCTCATCTACCATTGCGAGATCGATCCGTACCACCCGCTTTGTCGGACAGGTCAGTGGAATCAGACGTGTCAGATCCCATCCACCCGGCATAGAGGGTAACCATTCGGTCCAGGGAACAAGATAAGCATTGGGGTGGCTGTGTAGGAACGCGCCGACCGCTTTCAGGAAATCGGGCCAGTTCTTGCGCGCTTGATTTGTCGCCACCATTCCGATGATGTAGGCGTTCTCTGGAAGTCCAAGAGTCTGCCTTGCCGCTATCTTCGATCCTGGCACGAATGTCTTGAGGTCTACGCCGTGGGGGATGACATCTAATCGGCCGTCGAGTTTGGCGCGCTCACCTTCATCGAGTTCGTCGAGGAATAGTTGCCGTGCCCAGTCACCGTAGAGAACGGTGTATTCTTGGGCCAGCATGAAGTCACGCCAGGCGATACGGGCGAGTCTCCGCTTCGGCAACTTGAAGAGATGGATCGGGAGATGATGGCCCCAGACCTCGCCGTCAATGGGCTGGTAGTAGATGACTGGACAACGAAGGTTTTGCTGCGTACCCTGACACGGCATCCACGCCGTCATCCACGGATCGAAGTTGCAGACCAGCACGTCTATGGCGAAGCGGTCGATCCAGAGCTGCAGAGATGACTGTCCGTAGTCGTTGGCATCAAGGGGTGAATCGCATGGAAAGCCGACCGGACTTGGCAGATCACGAGACCACCCGTCGACGCGCGTGTCTCGGAAACGATCAACGGCTTCTCGATACTGAACCGGATCTTTGACTGCTCCTAAGGCCTGCCACGGATCATAGCCTATGGCAAGTTGCCGGACCTCGAACTCGGGCATGGCGTTGAGCCGTGTGAGTACATTACGTGCGACAGTCCCGAATCCGGTGGGTGCGTAGGCCCAATCCGAGAACCATCCTATCCTAATAGGTTTGCCCAACCGAATCACCCCAGTTTTGGTACTTTGACCGTGAAGTTGAGAACCAACCAGCTATCCTCGCCACGTGCCATGGCGACGTCAAGATGGTCTTGGCTAACCACGTCTTGAATCAGCATGGTCGCGATCACATCGCCTCGGCTCACCGAGGGTGCCGCCTCGGAATCGTAATGGTAGAAGTAGACGTCCTTGGTTTCCTTGGCACCCAAAAACGCGGTCAGCCAGTCCTCGACGGCGTCACGTTGAAACACGGTCTGCTCACCGAGCCGCACATCAATCTCCCAGTACGAGACGTCTTTGTGTCCGCCGCCATAGAGCGCGTCTTGAATCGGCCCGTCGGCGCGTTTCGTCCAGGTGACATAGGGCTTGAGATCTTCGTTGTCCCGCAGATCAATCGTCGGCATGCCGCGGTAGGTGCGTGAGGCAGGTCGAATGATGATGCCGGGTACGATGTCAGTAAGTTTCCGCTCGGCATATACACCAGTCGCTAGGTCATAGGTCTCCACGGTCCCGGTGCGGATGTGGAAGCCCAGGCTTTGTCGCACATGCTCTGTAATCGAGGCTTCGCGGTATGCTGGTTGTGTCATCAGATCCCCCTCGTATAAGCGATCAAAGCGCCTCGAAACATTGTCTGCACCTCGGCAACGGTCTGCCAATGCGCCACACGGAATGGGGCGCGTCCGAACGGCTCGGCATTGAGTTCTTGGGCCACACCTTGGAGCTGACGGAAACTCACCAATGAGCCGAAGTGGCCCAAACGTACACCTTCTTTGCGGAATGCGCCGGGATGTCGCTCAACTCGGGGACGGTACACGATCTCACCACTACGCTGATCACGGAAACGGAGCAGGGTCCGACCACCACGAGGAGAGATAGGGTGTTCGCCCGCGCCGTACTCGATGATGGCCCAAATAGGTGGCTCGTCCTGACGGACCAATTCGCCTTGTCCGCGCTCACCACCCGTCCACTCACCGCGCCAGTACATCGGTGCGGTGTCGGCATCAAGGATGTGACGGTTGCCGAAATAGGCCCAGGATTGCGTGTTCTGCAGTATCACGGCCTGGCCCATGTCGGGCCGTGCGACAACATCATAGACGTGTGGACGCTCCGCCTCGGTTGGGTGGCCGACGAAGACGTCACGCGGCGCGCGCTGGATAGCCCCAGCCGTTGTCTGCCCAGGCATCCGTGCCAGGACGCGCAGTCGATAACGCCGCAGCGCCTCCATCGCGGTGGCGCGACAGGCGTAGTCAACGGCTTGGACGAACCGCCGGGTGCGGCTCGACCCATACGGTGTTAGTCTAATCTCAACTCCCACCACGATCCCTTTCTTGCAGTAGTATGAGTAGATGGCCCAGCGTCTTCAACCTATCATTCAGCATGGCGACGTGCCGTCTCAGATCGGCTCGAAGATGCTTCTCGATCAGTTCTCTTACCGCGGCGCGGGAGGCATCAGCACTACGCCGCCAGTCCGCTCGATCCAGCCGCCGCTTGATCAGGGGGGCCAGATAGTTCCAAAGCTCGGTGCGTTCGCCCTCGGTAAGCGCGGAGGCCACTACCCTCATAGCAGTCGGCGAGAGCTTGCGGGAGAGACGCGGATGCTTACGTAAGAAAGCTTCGATGTCGGCCTGTAGTCCGTTGATAAAGCGATCGTTGACAAGAATGGCACCTAAACGATCCGCACTGAGCAGATTCTCAACCGACTCTTGGTAGTTGCGCATGAAATCCGACAAGTGCTGATCTACAGCGACGCAAAGTTGCTCCACACGCGCTTCTGGCATCTGACTCACCCTTATTGCTGTGACGACTTGACATGAATGGCGTAGATGGTAACGCTGCCGGAGGTGGGATCAACGACAGTTTCGAGGATACGGCAGGTTTCGAGTGCATCCCCAACCGCACTTGACTTAGGCACTCGAAGGTGTCGTCCCGACTCTAGGACCGATGCGTAGAGAGGGGCTATACCCATGATTGCGACATCGGCGCGATGGTACTCGTAGACACCACCAGCGAAGATTCTGCGAGTTGTCCCACGCCAAACCACCCGTCCCGGAATGGCTTGGTATGCCTTAGCAGCTGTGATGCCACGACCAGCCGGATCCGCATCCGAGTACGAACCGGTTGCAATCACGGTCTCCAGCTCGAAGTAGCCATACTCGGCTCCCGCGATCTCGCCTTGGCGTTCTGCTAAGATATGTTGTCGCGTAGTAGTACCCAGCATTATGGAATATCTCCATACCGTTCGACTGACCAGGCCTGGCCCTGATAGAGTGAACCGTCAGTACTCGCCGGTAGCACCGGCAAGGTATAGCCAGCGTCTTGGGCCAAGATAAAGAGTTGGGTATCGAGTGCCTTTACGACCTCCCCGAGCCGCGAGGCGCGTGATGTCGTATCAATCTGACCAGCCGCATCACTCAGTCGTACCGCGTCCGAGGCCGCATCGGCCCAACGTGTACTCAACAGGAATCGTGCGCCCGCAATCACCAAAATGGGCCAATCGAGTCCACTCGGTTGGGGCGCTAACGTCACGATACCACCTGACTCAGAGACGACATAGGCGGTCGCTCCCCACATGCCGTAAAGCCACAGACCGGCCTGCTTCAACGCAATGCCGACCTGGGTTGAGCGGTAGCGGTACAGCATCCCCTCCAAGTAATGTTGACTCGCCGCAGACGGAGCTGTTGAGTAGACCAGCATTCCTGTATCGGGATCGAGCGCGAAGCCGGTACTGATCTGGTCGCCCGTTGCGGCGTTGTAGAGCTTTGCATCTGCCGCCAAGGGTACAAGTGGACTCTGAAACCGCTTGTTCACACCGTTGACCATCCCGATAGGTACGATATGGCTTCGATACAATCCCAAATCGCCTGCGGCTTGTCGGACCTCTGCGACCACCCCAGCCTCGGCGACGATAGCGTACTGGGCCGCGGCCGCGGTGCCCAGATAGGGATCGTAGGTGACGATACGGCAGCTAACATCGGTATCGTTAGCACCTTCGGCCTCGGCATGGAGGATGAACTTGCCGAGGGTGTCAACATCGGAGAGAGCAAACAGTAATTCATAGAGGCCCTTGCCGAGTTCGACGATCTCACCAGCGGCATTGATCCAATCCGACGCGCCCTGTTTCCAGAGCGTGACGGTCGGTGTAAGACCGGTCTTTTTTGTGTGCCCATCGACCTCATCCACCATCAGGAACTCTTGGCCATGGCTCGTATTATTCTGTTGGATCAGCGGCGGCATTGCGCAGTCTCCGTTCTTCTACGCCCCGTTAGGTCAGATTGATAATCCCGTCGACGTGCCACTGGATCTTGAACGTGCCGTTGGTACAGGCCTGTATCCCACCGAAATCGATGGAGCAGATCAGCTCATCGGCGGCGAGGTCATCCCACAGCACGGCATGATAGGCAGAAAGTGTCTCACCTGGGCCGGCCTCGAAGTCGGTCGCAGCGAACTTGGTTGTCGCTCCCTGCGTCACCGCCTTGCCTCCGAGCGCGATGCCACCAACTGTATAGACGACCTTGTCCCCGATGTCATTGGCCGACACCTCGCCCCAGAGGTTGTGTGTGGCCGTGAATGCATGGGAGTCGTCCATGAGGGCGCACATGATGGTGTCTGCCTCCAGATCCACCACCTTGTTCATCAGATTGGCCTTGAAGCGATTGTAGATTCCAGATGCCATCCTCTACCACTCTCCTTTAGTGCGGTCGTTTGACTTCGCCGACTATATCTAGACAGGGAACGTGGACGATGCAGTCCGTCCCGCCCTGCGCGTTTGGTCTCTGTTCGGACCAGACACCACTTACCTGTGGCGTTCCATCCACTATCTCGACTGGGATGGCCTTGTCGCCAAGAATAAGATAGAGTTGCCCATCCTTTTCGACCAGTTCCTTCCTCATAGTATCTGCCTCGTACCGATCCTCGACCCCGTAATTCGCAACGTTCTACGTTGGCGCATCAATTCAGATGAGACGACAACTACGACAGGCGATGGCAGTCCAAGACTCAATGCCAAGGCCACTGGCAGGACGATGGCGGTGGCCGTCACCGTAGGACTCTCCACGGTTGCGGTGAGCGAGAGTGCCACCGGAGTCACTATCACCGCATATGCCGGCGTCTGTAGGCCCAGCGTCAACGCCAGAGTGGCTGGCAGAACAACCGCGCCGGCAGTCACGACTGGCGTCTCCAGGTTGAGAACGAGGGCGAGCGCGTCGGGCGCGATGATGATGGTAGGAACGGGAGCTTCGAGTGTGGCCGTCAGTGCCAACGCATTGGGTTGCACACTTACCTGTGGATCAGGGACGAGAAGGCCCAAGGTCATCGCGAGGGCCGCCGGTAGCACAATCACATCCCCAATGGTAGTCGCGATGATCACTGGCACGGGCAGACCAAGCGTCAGGGCAAGTGCCGTGGCAGAGGCGATGATGACTGGTACTGGTGCCTCTATGCCGAGTGCAAGCGCGAGGGCAGCAGGCGTCACCACCACTGTCGCCTCAGGATCGAGGAGGGCGAGCGTCAGGGCCAGGGAGGCTGGGCTCGTGATGATGGTGGGTTCTGGCGCAAGGACCGTGGCGGTAAGAGATACCACTGACGGTTCCACAACCGCGCCCGCTATCGTGGTCGGTGTCTCGACCGCGCCCGTCAGGACCAGGGCGGCCGGTGTAGTGACGACCACTGGCTCGGCTGCTTCCAGGGCAGCATTCAAACTGAGCGCGCCCGGCGTGGCTATGATGGTTGGTTCCGGGGCCTCTACTGCAATAGACAGAGCCAGCGCCGCAGGAGTCATCGTCACTACTGGTTCGGGTGTGAGGAGTGCCGCAGTCAAGGGGACTGCTGCTGGTTCCACTATCGCGCCCGCGATGACCCCCGGTGCTTCTACCGCCGCCGTCAGCGCCAGTACGGACGGCATCATGGTTATGATCGGTTCAGGCGCGCCCAACGCCGCAGATATAGCGAGCGGAGAAGGAGTGCTGATAACAGTCGGCTCGGGTGCGAGGAGCGCCGCCACCAAGGCCAGCGTTGATGGCTCGACAACGGCAGTGCCGGTCTCCGTGGGTGCCAGGACAGCGGCGGTGAGCGCGAGTGCCGCGGGCGTGGAGGTCACGACCGGCTCGGGGGTTGGCAGCGCGGCCGTCAAGGCCAGTGCCGAGGGCGAGGATGTGATAACCGGGATGGGTCCCTGTACCGCGGCAGTCAGAGTCAGCGCGGCAGGAAAAACTGTGACGTCAGCCCCTCCCCCCTCCGTGTAGCTCGCATTGAACTTAGGGCCGGAGACGTTGCCGCTCTGATCATAGGAGTGGCACCGTCGATACTCAGAGGAGCCAGGCCGATCCGATGAGGTGTTGTATACGATCAACGCCAAATCATTCCCGGAACTCCAGCCGGCCCGATCCGTCACCTCCTCTATTACGGCGGCGATATCTGAGCTTTGATACCAGCCATCTGTAACCCATGCGGCAGTTCCGACATCCCATTGCGCCGACTGTGCCCCCTTCGCATTGTACGCGGTGACGACGCTGTGCGTTGGCACGGTATCGAAGGTCACGGCGCTGTCGGCCGCTTCGGCGGCGATGGTAATATCGAGTTGCACGCTGGAGTTTGTGTATGAGCGCAAGGAGAGCGACGCCGAGTCTATCGTCGCGTCCTTGGGTATGGGTATTGTCGTAAACCGGGCCCCAAACATGTAGAAGGTGGATGTGCCGGCACCAAAATAGAGGTACGACTGGGTAAGGGAGAGAAGCGTACTCGTGCCCGGATAAGTGGAGCCGTACGCCCCCGCATCATCTGTTTGTGCCCCCACCTGCTCCTCGCCAATAGGCGTCGTATCAAGATATACCGGGTAGATGACATGGTCCAGGTCAGCGACCGCCACGCTCACCGCTACTGCGAACTGTCCCTGATTCTCCGCCCACTCCCACTTGGTGGGGACGTCCTGCACTTCTTCCGAGGAATCCCAGCACCGAGGCGGCTTCCACCACCAGGCCTGCCTGCGCTCTGTCCTCGCGGCGACATCCACCACCGCCTCAGCCGGGAAGGCGGTGGTCTGCTCGACCTTCACCGCACTGTCGAACTTGCTCTTGTCGAGGGTGAGCTCGCCCGGATTCAGCTTGTCCGCGTGCGTGAGCGCCACGGGGTCAGTGTCCGTATCCCAGCGAATGGAGAAGAGTTTGACCAGGCGCAGGCCGTGCGGGTCTATCGTGGGTGCTGGCAGCGCGGCCGCCGATGCTATCTCCACGACGGGGTAGAACTCGTCGGGCACGAGCTGATAGCGCAGGCTCAGGCCCGGCCCGAACGCGTCCGCATATCGCACCGAGTAGGCGTCATTGTCAACCGCGGCCTTGACGCCACCCTTCAGCGCGCCCACAGCCTGCCGCTGCCCGAGGTCGTTCTGGTAGTACAGCGCGATGGGGGAGACTTCCACCCAGTGCCCCGCCCTCAGGAACCGCATCACATACAGCGGCTCTTCCGCGCTGACCGCGTTCGGCCGGCTGTGCCAACACTGGATCTGGTAGCCGTTCGCCATCATCTCCAGGTCGCACCCACGCCCCGCGCCGATAGTCAGGTCGATCTCCTTGTACTGCTCGACCGCAGAGAAGGGGTTCAGGCGGTAGTGGATGGGGCCGACGCTTCCGCCAACCCTGAATCTCTTTCGGCCGTCGGGGGCGTCGGGAAGCGGGAAGACCTTGAATGCCCGCGTCCTCCGCGTTATGGCTTCCGGCCCCTCACCAAGAACGACGTTCTGAGTGAATGTGCCGCTTGTATCGCGCTGGGCTAGAGAGGACATGGATGGTTCCCCCGGTCGGTATAATGGGAACAACACCCGTTGACGTATCTCTCTGACTGTGGTATCATATGCCTATGGAAAAGAGAACTCGTCGCCTCGTCAACACGATACGTATCTGTGCCCAGTGTGGTGTTGCATATCATCCGCTCCGCACCATCGCGAAGACCTCTCGCTTTTGTGGCAAGCGGTGTTTCGGCCTTTCCGAGAGGGGACCGAACAACCACCGGTGGAAAGGTGGCTATGTCAACGCCCAGGGCTACCGATGTATCTTCGTCGATGGTATCTAAATGAAGGAACACCGGTGGCTCATGGCGCAACATCTTGGAAGGGATCTGGCCCCCGGAGAAACAGTCCACCATAGGGACGGGAACAGGCTCAACAACACATTGGGTAACCTCGTTCTCCTTCGGAGCCAGGGGGAGCATATGCGAACTCACCGGGTGTCCGATAGGTACATCTCTGACAGCGATGCCCAATGCAACAAATGCCGCCAGATTCTTCCTCGGGATCAATTTGGCAGGAGCGGCCAGACCCACGATGCCCTCACGTCCCAGTGCAAACAATGCAGGAACGCGACGGCCCGCAAGCGATACGCCATTCGCAAAACCGAACACTAACCGCTCCTTGGTTTCCCAGGCACGCCCCTCTATGACCTCGGTCTCACCCTCAGCAGCGAGGAAGGTGCCGGAGGTGTCTTTTGAGGCTAAAGATGGCATCTAGGCCTCGTTCACTCCCACAGAAAGATTCATAGCAAAGGGGGCTGGACTGGCGGGCCAGCCCAGCCCCTGACCATCCCAAACCCCAACCCACTACGTAGCGTACTGCGCACGGATCACGTTCGGCTTCTGATAGTCCGTGTAGGCGATCTGGATGGCCTTCTGCACTACGAAGACCTCATAGATCTGCCCGTTACGAACCTCCGTCCGCAGGTACTGCATCTGATCCACGAAGTAGGCGGCCCCATTCGGCCCGAAGTTGATCGGCTCCGGGTAGGTGAAGAGCCAGACGAGCCCGCGTGGCGCACGGTCATCCAACGGAGACATCAGGACCCAGAAGTACCGATCATCACCGGTACAATCGATGCTGTTCGTCGGGTCCGGCAGCGGGAATCGCGTGTTCCACATGTAGGTGAAGACACGCTCGCCTTCCTCGAAGATGCGGGCACGAAGAACATCCGGGAGCTCTGGGAAGTAGTCGGTTGCCCCAGCCCCCGCATCGGTCTGCTGCCACAGCGTCATAATGGTGTCGGGGTGCATTCCGATCCATTCCAGACGACGCTTCAGCAGCATGGAACGATGTGCAAGGTCCATGTAGATGTCCTTCGTTACGTATCCACCCGACGCGGCTGAATAGTCCACGTCGTTGTAGGTCGGCAGGCCTCTGACCTTGCTGGAGACCCAGTCGAACCCGTTGGTCACGAGTGTGCCCTGCGCCGGAGTCACCAACTGGTTATCCTTCGCGGTCAACAGATCACTGTCGACCTGCTCGTTGATGGCTATAGCGGCCTCATCTGCAAGCACCTGGAGATCCTGGATGTAGCGGTCAAGAAACCGCGGATCAAACCGCGGCACGAGAATCTCCGGGGTGGTGTAGATGACGGGATCACCAAGGCTGAAGACGCTGTCGCGATTGGCATGGATCTCCTGGAAGTTCCCACCAGGCGCTCCGATCTTGTACACCTTCGGAAGCTTCATCTGCGTGACCCGATAGGACAGAATCGAACCCCACTGGGTCGGGTTCACATCGGCAACCCGCATTCCCCACAGATCCGCCTCCATCCGCGCGCCGAGGCGCGAGACGAACTGCTGACGAACCTCGGTGGGAAGCGGCGAACGATCCGAGATCTCCGCGGCATGGGCGTTGTGACGCGCAAATGCCACCTTCAAGGCCTCGATACGCTTCTCGCGATCAGTCCGGGCCGGTGCCTCCAGACGCTGGCGCGCACGCGCGTAGTTGTCGTCGTTGAACGAGGCGACAACACGCCGCGGCCCGCTGAGGAGGGCCTGAACCCGTTCTGCGGCTAGGCGTTCCTTATCCGTACCTGGCATATCGCTTGTTCACCTCCTTCTCGTAAAATGGAAACCGTCTAAACCGGTCTCAGATTGCTCACCATCACTTCGATGATGCCCTCGGAGGCGATCAGGTCGTTCTTCAAACGGAAGAACTCGACGCTACCGTCACTGACGAGCTGCTGCTGGACGATTATGCCGTCGATGACGCCGAGGGCGCTGTCCAATGCCGTACCGGCCGAGATTCCACCCGTACCTGTCGACGCGAAGACCTTAGTCTCGAAAGTCGCACCGACACGCAGCAAAACGGCAGGGACCTTCTCGCCCACCGCAACCTCGCCGACATCAGTCCGTGTCAGCTTCTCGTACACGGTCGGACCAGCAGCGGTCACCCGCTTCAGAAGCAACATCTCGGCATTGTTGGTGGCCGCTGTCAACTCGTTGGTCGCGCTGAGATTGCGGTGCAAGATCGTGCCTTCGTAGTATTCATCATCGGCCGCGTAGACCGAGAGTTGGTCGGTTGGAAAGTCGAATCCCCGAAGTCGGCGCAGTCTTACATCACGATCCGCCAAGTTGTACACCTCCCTTCACATGTATTAGCAACTTTAGAGTGGGGCCGCCAAAACCACAGCGTTTCCAATCTTCTAGCGGCGGCCCCACCATCACCTAAAAAATCACCACAGGGTCGGCGGGCGGGTCTTCCGTATCTGCACCAGCACCGGTACCCGAGCCATCTGGGTTGAGAACTGCGGCAGCGGCCGCGGCACGATTGGCAGCTTCGGGATCAGCCGTAGGATCAGTCTTGAACTCACCTTTCAGCTTCCGGTTCTCCCGCTCCAGTTTAGCCATCGCGAGGTTGAACTCACCCGCAACCATTGCGGCAACCACACCCTTCTTCTCATCATCGGTCAGGGGGTGGATAGCAGAGAGTTCATCGACAGCCGCGTTCTGGGCCGCGACTTCCTCCCTACCCTTCCCCTGCGCCTCTTCCAGAAGGGCTGGCAACTGCTTTACCTTGAACTCCTCGACAGCGGTATCCGCGATCTGCTTGCGGAGCTCGGACTCGGGCGACTGCAGCCCGTTCAGGGCCTCTTGTCGACCATCCTCTTTTGCTTGGGCACACATTTCCCGGACTTTCTCCTCTGTCAACTCAGCCACGCTTTCACCCCCTTTCGGGTCAATAGTGTTTATGGCAGCATTACTACCTGACTTACGCTTCAGTCCCGCATATTTCCCGACAAGCGAATCAGAACTCACGTCGACACCGTAACGGCGACACGCACTCACGATACGCTTCGCCATGAAGACGAGTTCGGCACGGCTGTACTCCCCACTACTCACCGCGTAGTGGAACCTTGCTGAGGCATTCTTCGCGTGAGCCTCCGTATCAAGTGGATATTTGTAGTTGGCTGGATCCGCGTACTGTGAACGTTGTGTCGGATACCCCTTCGGAGCGGATTTGTGTCCCGATTTCTTGGCCGCCGGAGTCGATCCCATACCGTAGATGATATCTACAAACGGTGAAGGATCCAGTGATGCCTTACTGTCCACACCCTTACGCACCATCATGGCTCCGCACTTCGGACACTTCGTTTCGGTACAAGGCTCACCAGCATCATGTGATGCCGTTGCTCCACACTTGGGGCAGACACATCCACCACCAGGCCCGGCCTTGTACGGTCCACCTTTCCGTCCCAAACGCTCCGCCGCCGCGGCCTCGACGAAGCGCTGCTCCAGCTCGGCCTTCTCGCCGATCACAACGGTGCCGCCCTTCTCAGTACTCACCGACGCGCTCCAGTACTTCCCATCCTGCTCCCAGACCACAGCATCCGAGAAGGTGTAGATACGGTACGGATAACTGTCTCCGGTCTTGTACTTGCCGACAAGCGCGGTCTCGACGACGCGTAGGAACGCCTCCATGCTCTTCGAGGGATCCAGACCCTGTTCGGCAGCGCTGGCGTAGAGAATCCGCGCCGATGGAAACGCCGGATTTGCTTCCTGCAGATCAACCAGAGCCAAATCGTGGAACTCGACACCACTACACCAAATCGTGGTGTCTGGATCGGTGGCGATAACCTCTGGCAGCTTTGCGGTCGGATTCTGGACAACATCAATAAGGCCGGCCTCGGCAGCCTCGGCCAGGGTGTACTTCTTATCGCCTTTCGTCACAGCACTGCCATCGAGTAGCCATGTCCATTCAACAGAAACGGCCATGTCCGTCGTCAGCCGCGTCGGGTCCTGATTGCGCGCCTCCAACTTACGGCGCGAGATCGCGAGGTTGGCGAGGACATCGGAACCACGGCGGATGACTCGCGGAATGTAACCGTAGACATCATCGGGATTATGACCCATGTTGACGTGGCCACCCTGTAGACCACGCCAGCCGTCACCAAGCCGTTCATCGGCCAGTGCCCACCCCTTCCTTGAGCGTTCCCCAACGCTCAGAACGTGGACCTGCGCACCAACGCTGGAGTGGGTCCCCTCGGGAAGATCAGCCACCTCACTGGCCGCAAGTGCCCTCAGCGGGACCTGTTCACAGACCGTAAACCTCTCTGGTAATCGCACACAACCCACCTCCTATGTCAGAACGAGTGTTTCTTGATCCAGCTACGCGCCCGCTTCATATCCCAACGATCCGTCCGGAACAGAACAGTAGCGACTTCACTTGTCCCATCGGCCTTGATCCCGTAAAGCAGCCGGATGCCCTTACTGTTGAGGGGCCCATACCGATGCTTCTTGTAGGAACCGGTATTGACTGGTATCCGTATATACATATTGCTAACTTCGATGTTGGCTGCGAACTCATCATCGGCGAAACTCTCCACTACTGGGTCCGCATCGGCTACGAATCCATCCAACGTTTCGGGATCCCATTCGACAAAGGCGAGCGCGCCGAGCGGATCGTCGTCATCGGAGACGATGTCATCTTCGATATGTGCTTGTTCAATAGCTGATGTGCTCGGCCTTGGTTGTGCGTCATCGGGAGCGACCACTTCTTGTGTCTGAGGCCTTCCCGCGCCGGGGTTGGTGGGACCGCCCTGACCCGGCAGTTGTGTGCCCGCAATCCCCTTGGTTGGTATGTAGTGGGGAGTGAAAAGCGCGGGTTCTTTCTTGGCCAGTTCGATCTCATCCCGCTTTTGCTGGAGTTCGGCCTCGTAGTTTCGTCCCAACGATTCCAGCGCGGTACGGTTCGAGACAATGCCCTGTTGCGTCTCGAATTGGACTTGTGAGAGGCGGATCCTATCATCAACCAATACGTTCGGATCGTAGTGGACCTCGACATGGTCGGGGGACGCGCCGCCGACACGATTGAGATAGCACAACGTCCAGAACACCCGCTCTGTGGGCCGTCGAATCATCCGCCGATTGCTCAGAATGCGCTGAGCCCACGGCTTGACAGAAATGTAGCCGGATGCGTAGGGAATGCCCGAGCGGCCGCCGGCACCGTGACCGACAGGATAGAAGACGGCGGGAATGCCGAGTACATCCATGACGCGCTGAAGCGCGGACGCATACTTCTCGCGTGAGAACAGCTCTATGGGTGGCACTACCCAACGCACATTGAAGTCGTTGCCGGCGAAGATGTGGGTATGGCGCTCCGCGAGCGCGTTCCGCACCATCGTCTCCAGCGCTTTCAATTGCGGACGCTTCGGGCCGGGCGCATCGGGCTTGGGTTCGGTGGGACCGACAGACCAGATCATCAGACCTGCTTTCATCTGGAACGCACCGGCATAGTCGACGTCCTGGCACATCAAGAGATACTCCAAGTCGGCAAGAACGGTGTACAGCATTGGAACGGGCCAGTGTTCCCAATCCGCCTTTGACCAGTGCTCGACCCGTGTGTGCCCGAACTGGCGCGTGTCAAGTTCGTCGAGGGGATACAACAGATTGCCGCGCCGCCTTCCCGCCGCGGCCGCTATGAGATCGGAAGGAAACTGTTGGAGATAAACAATCTCTTCTTGACTTCGCTGATTGGTAGGCTTGTGTGCAATGCTGGCCAGTGGTTGCAACCGATCCGCATAGATCCCTACACGGCCCGTAGTGGTGAATCCGATGACACTGGGTGGAAGGGTCTCGATCCAAACCGGTACGTACTGCCCATCCGGGGCCAGGGCCGAGCGGTTTTGCAAGCTGGGATAGTAGCGCCACCACACATAAACCGACTCGGTCAGTGCCATGTGGTAGTGCAGCATGTAGTCGATTCGGTCCCAATTCAAGTGCTCCGCGAGCTGGTCGCAGAACTCCTTCTGCTTCTCGTTCGCACAGGCCAGTTCGAAACCGGCCGATCCAAAGTCGGCGCAACTTCGTGCCCATAGGCGCGTCAGCCAGAAGTCTCGTGCCGCTTCGTGGATGCGGCGCAGAATGGTTGCTCGATCAGTCGGGGCGGGTGTGACGAGTTCACGTAGTGGTGCGCCTAAGCCCTTGATATCCTGCATCGTCAGACCGAGCCGTCCCTCACTACCACCGATACCGTAGGGATTCGACTGGAGTACTGCGGAGAAGTGTTCCAGCATCGCGGGCTGTTCGATGAGGCGGACCTCTCCTATACCAGAACCGCCTTCGTCGCGCGCGAGGACAATGGCTACGCCCCGCGGTGACAGTTCAACACCGCGGCTGCCGGCATCCTCAAACACCTAGGCCAGCCTCCTTGACACAACTCACCTCGTATAGATTACTGTTGGCCATATGGCAGGAAATGGGATGATGTTGACAACAAACCCCACGGCAATCGTCGCCGTGGGATGCCATCGAAATGGATCAAACAGGCTAGAACGGGAGGTCGCTACTGCTGTAGAACTCGGACCCACCCGCCTCGACATCGCTGGGGGTGGCCTGGACATCGAGTAGATCGGCGTAGTGAATGATCGCGGCGGTGACCTTCAACGCGCTGACAAGATGGGGGTGGGGCGGATAGAAACGCGGCCCACTACCCGAAATGATCTCGCGATATGACGTCGCCTCGCCGAAGAGTTCTGGGTCTTGATTTCCGTTTGGTAAGAGTAGCCGCGGCTCGCTGACCTGCATGAGATCCTGAAGCAATCGAGCAGTGAAAACATCAGTGTCCTTCAACGACGGCTCCCCCAACCGCCAGCCATCAGGGATGGTACCCGAGAAATCCACGGGCAGAACGACTTGGTAGGGCCAACCACGCGCCGTCGCCAAATCCTCGATGCTGCGGCAGTTCGCCGCGCGCCCGCGCGACGTGTCGACTAGTTTGTAACGGCCCTTCCACCCGAAACGTTCCTTCTCACAAAGCGTGTCGGTGACGTAAACACCCTGACTCGTCGCGTCGGCACCGACCCAATCGGCATTCCAGTAGTCTGCGATCGCATCGATGATGCGGGTCTGCGTCGCCGTATCCATGACGCGCCTGATATCGACCCGGCCGAGCAAAACATAGATCGCGGTGTGGTTCCGCCACGGCTTCGATAACTTGCCCCATATCAAAACCGGACAGTTCTCCCGGCCCGGATCAATCGCGATGTAGATTTTCTGCAGGTTCGGCACTTGATCACGCATCGACCCCTCTAGCAATAAGCGGCGCACCAAATCCTCCGGTGGCGTATTCGAACTCTCCAGCAAACCGGCCGTGATCTCGACCGTGATGTAGTTAGGAGTCCCCTCCGGTAAGGTACAGGCTTCGTAGACATGGACCGGAATGACTGGTAGGGCGGGATCACCCCACACACCCAAAGTGTTCTGCTTCGCATCGTTCGACCAGTTCGTTACCACGATTCGCCCATGCGGAGCTTCGTGGTAGGTACAACCAGTTCGATCCAAAACCTGGATGAAGTCACTTCGGCGCATCGTCGGCGCGAGATATGAGGGCATTCGCCGCCGCCAACGAGACCATGTTGCCGCCTTGGTGTGGCACATCTCGTAGAAGCGTGTCGTCCGATCCCCATTTGGGACGCCAAAGTAGTGTTGTCGACTTCCCAGGCGACGCGGATCGAAGGGTCGCACCGCGTCATCTAACTGGACCATACCAGCGGTCATCACATCCTGGGTCTCGTCTACCCGCAAGCGCGCGGGATGCTCACCCTTGAAGCCCCGACCGGCGCGGCTCGGGATGAGGCCGCGGAGCTCCCATCCATTACGAGTACGGAGCTTCCGTTCCGTCCGTTGCATCTGGCCCCAACTGCGTTCGGATAACCAATGGGAAAGGAACGGGTGCTCCCGCAACAGATCGGATACAGCGTCGAACACACGCATCGTGTGTTGCTCGGACGGTCCCGCAATGGCCGAGGACAGCCCATCCATATTCACCATATCCCAAGCGGTTCCGCCCTCCATACCTATCTTGGTATTATGGGTTGGTATCATCCCTCTTCCAGCTAGGTATAGCTGTGACGGAGAATCGACCTGAATGCAACGCACAGGCACCGAAGAAACCGACTCAACTGCAATGATGTAGCGCCGATGTATCCTCTGGTGCTGCACTCCGGGGGCCTTGATCCGCTCCCGCTTCCGGGCCAACCGACAGATTGATATATATGTAGTGAAACTCACTCGATATCGAGGACCACAGTCTTTACCGTACAGCCGTGCACGTTCGCAGTAGAGCACCGCTTTGATCCCCAAACTATGGCAGAGTTCCAATACACCCTCTGCCAGCCTCCTATTGATACTAGTATACTCACAGTGGCCACGCCTGCTTACATGACCATCTGAATCCATCAAGCCCTGCAGCAGGTCAAGCCGCTGCCTGTAAGCGGCCCGCAGATACAAATCAGGGATATGCTTGTTGCCGAGGACACCTATTAGTCGCAGTAGGCTGTGTGCAGATCCATTAGCCATCATCCTTCCGGTTTTGGGGTCACGTTTCTTGGGACGCGTTCCAAATGTATATCTCGGAGTCTTCTGCATATCCTGGGGTATCAGCTTAGTGTTATAACCAGCCATGCAAACACTTCCCAGAATCTCCTTATCGACCTGCCCAACCGTCAGTTCCGCAGTAGCTGACGACCCATCCCCCAACCAGAGACCAAACACATAGGGATCAATCGGCAATGCCACCACAGGGCATATAAGTGGCTCGGTCAACGGTATCGAATGGTTGTGGTCTCCGCGGGCACAATACACCAGACTGTCAGCGATTTCCTTGGTCGTCACAATGCGCGGCAACCGGGTTGGGCGCTTCGACCGCAGTGCCGCCTTCCGAGCCGCGTGCGTCTCAGTCAGCCACAAATGCTCCGCGTCGGCAACGATGGATTGTCCGTCGGAGAATACAACCCGATAACACTTACGCTGATGTTGCACTACTGATACGAATGTAACTCGGCACGGCTCCCCCCGTTCGTCAAACAACATATCTCCGACTCTCACCCCTCCCATAGTGGTCCATCCAAATAATGTAGGAAGGGGTGTGTCTAAGGCCAAAGCCTTTCCTACGGCACGTCCACACTCCCACACCCCTGTGGGCCACAAGATGAATGGATATTGGAACCACCAGACAACCCGCCCCACCTCGGGCGACCAGACATGATCGGATAGGAGCTGGCTCACACCGGGCTGGGGCAGAAAGAACTCTTGGAAGAGGACCTCGTCCTGTAAGATCTCGTACATACAAAGATCCTCGTAGTCGAGGACATGTTCTGGTGGTCGGGAATCCTTAGCCACTTACAGTAACGGCTATTTAGCCGTTTCTTCACCCTCCCGCTCGAAGATTGATTTCGCACCCAAATCCTCGCCCTCCAACGGTGGCAAACCCCGCAAGCGCCGGTCTTCCTGTTCGAGTTGATCCACGGCGACTGGGCTGATCCGAAGGATCTGACCAGCCTCTTCCAACGTCAACCGCGCCCTACCGCAATCACACCGCTGATGGAGCATATCCCTCAGTTCTGGCGAGAATATTGGGAAATGTGGATGATTGAGCCATGGGTGGCTGTGTGGCGTCACCACGATGTTACCGCGCACAAGCAGCCGCATGCGCTTCAACTGATCAAGTACAGGTGTGACCTGTGCTGGCACCAGCCCGCGGCCAAGCAACTCCTTCTCGATCTCATCCCACCGCAGATCCCGCACGTCAAGATCATAGAGCGCGTAGACCATGCTGATATGCCCACAATCAGGACAGGCATAGGCACGCTGGTAGCCACGTTGCTGCATGAACTCGACGGCCCGCGCCCGAATCCGCTGGACATAGTCGTAGGGCGTACCTTTCCGTTCGGACAGGCGCAGCAGATCCAGTTCTTTGAAGAGCTTGACTAATGTCTCATCTATCTTCCGTATCTGGTCAGATGCCTTCGCAATCGCCCCGAGGTCCCTATTTGACTCCGGCTTACGCATCTCGACACGTATCTGACGACGGAGCAGGACCTGGGTGCAGCGTTGCGTCAGGATCTGTCGCAGGAACTCGGAATGCTCTCCCCGAAACTCCAGGCCTTGCTGCAAACTGTTGAGAACACGGCGGGCCGTCTCGGTCAGTTCGTAGTCATCGGGGTAATCGTCGAAGATGGAACCGTCAGGAAGGCGTGGATACACCGAATCGGGGTTCTCGGTCGGTTGCTCGTCAACCACTGCTGCAGGCTCAATGCCAGTGCCTCCACTCGGTTGCTTCTCCAGATCTCCGATATCGATGGGTGTGTGTCGTAGATGGTGCCGCGCCGGACTATCACTCATTGACGGTAAGGTCTGGCACCTCCTCAACACTGTAGTAGACGGTGAGATCCCAGTGCTGGGCCACCAGCCACTCCTTCCGGGTACCACGACTCGATTCCCAACCTGGCAGAAGCAGTAAGGCATCACAGACCGAGAGCCAGTCGAAATCGCGCGGTAAGACGACTTCGTACTGTGACCACCACTCTATTTCATGGCCATAGATCGCGCTGAAGTGGGGACAGTAGCAGTTCCAGCCCTTACGGGACAGAGCGAAGAAGGCTTCAACGGCCTGGGCAATGTTCCGTTCTCGCGCAGCGCGTGGACAAGCCGCGTCCCAAGGCCAGAGCGGCCCAGCGATATAGATGCGTCTAAAGGGCCGCTCGCCATGTTCGGGTATGGGAATGGACTCGACCACATCCCTTGGATCCGTCACTCGAATCGCGCCTCCCTAATCACGTCCCACATCTCTGCGGTGCAGTGCTGCCAGCTCCAGAAGTTCGCGCCCCACAACTTCTTACGACTCACCGCATCACAGAAGCTCTTCACCATCGCAGCGTTGCGCGCAGCCTCGGGATAGACCGCACCGGTGACGAAACGCGGAATGCCGAAGTTTGCGGATTGTCGCAACGCCTCCTCCAGCGCCCACACAGGATCGTTCTTATGCCAGTAGATCTGTGGCATCCAGAGATCGCAGTAGGGGGTGAACTGGTCCCAAGGGAAGTCGGGGTGGTTCCGAGGAAGGTAGAAGCTCGACAAGGCGAGTAGTACGCAACGGCGCAGATGGGAATGGCCACGGAGCGCGCGCATGAAGTCCTTTGCCCGCTCTGGTTGGCCCTTGAACTCTTTTTCAGCATTGATCACATAGATATGGGAGTGGTAGTCGATGATGTTCTCGGCCGCCCGCACCGCCTCGATCTCTGGCATCGTCGTACCGCCCACGTAGTGCCAGCCGATAAACTCGACACCGGCATCGCGCGCGGCGTAGTAGAGTTCGTGGGCAGCAACAGAATCGTAGGCACGGTTATCCTGGCCGACCTTGACGAGGATGTGAGAGAGTCCTGCCCACCGAGCCTTCTCGACGATACGTCGGACATCTCCCCCCTCACATTTCGCGATCTGCCAGATCCACATCCCCTTGCCAGCGAGTAAGCGGGGTCGTATCATCTATGCACACCACCAATTCGGGACGACTCTCCAGTCTGCTCATCAAGGATATGCACCGTAACCAATCCAGCATCAACGAACCGCTTGGAGAGGTCGTCATAGAAAAGTCCCACCCCAGACGTTGTGGGAAGACAGACAATACCGGTCACGCCCGCGTTGATGAGGCCGACCATACAGGCCTTGCACGGGACCCCACAGGCGCAGTATAGCGTCGCCCCAGCCGTCGCCACACCTACACGAGCCGCGGCGTAGAGACAGTTCGCCTCGGCGTGGGCCGCGGGGCAACCGGAAAGATCGGTTCGGAACACGCGCTTTTCACGCGGCCACACACAAACACCGTCGTGGCAGAGTGCGGAACCGCGCGGCGGGCCGTTGTAGCCAGTCGCGATAACGCAGTGATCCCGCACCAAGACTGCTCCGATCTGCCGACTCACACACCTACTACGCGTCGCCGCCTCATGGGCGAGGCGCATGTAGTAGACATCCCAAGTCAATGTCTGTGCCATACCATCACTTCCTATCTCGAATCGTTCGAGCCAGATCATCCACTGTCCGTGAACTGTAGCCGACCGTCGCGGCGACTACGGCGTGATCCACACCGGAACGCAACAACTGTAAGGCGTGGTCGCGACGCCGTACAATACCCAGCTTCTCGTAGCCCCCCATGACCATCACGATCTGGCGAACACGCTCGCGCGTGATCCCCAATTCGGTGGCGGCATGCTGCAAACAGCCCCGATTCCGCCTGACCGCCGCGATGACCAGTTGCCGTGATCCAACCTTCCGGGCCGCCATCACTCAACCACCCCGAAACGGCGCGCCACTATCTTCGTCACCCAGCAACGGGTCTGGCCGCCGCAAATCATACACTGTCCCCTCATCACAAACGACCTGCCATGGATCACCCGCTCCACCACAGGCTTTGTGATAGGCACGTTGCCATGACAGCGACAACACCAGGCAGTGTATGATTCTGTTTCAGTGGTCATGGTGTGCTCATCTCTAATCTACTGTAGTATATCAGAAGCCTATGGCTGTGTCAACAAACGCGGGGCCGCCATAAGCGTAGCGTTTCCAACGTCAACACGGCGACCCCGCGCCACAACTCCACAATCACGCCAACAAACCAAGCGCTTCGGCGCGCGTTAGAGACAACATACCGTTGCGAAGCGCGAGATTGAGGACCTTGATTCCTGAGAACGCTGGCTGCAAGGCGAGTAGTCGTAGGATGGCACGCGTCGTCAGATCAGGTGGTGTCCTCGTAGAGCCGAAGATGTTATGTGGTGTATCCCCAAACGGGCCACAACGAATGATGATAGCGTCCATGCTCTGGGTCTTGGCGAGCCAGGCCACCATGTGTTCGGCAATGATCTTGGACTGGCCATAAGACACGATCTCTGTGGTGCATTGACCCTTACCGAAGTTGATACGCATCGAACGCTCACGCAACATCCGGCCCTGATCCGATTCGTCGATGCAGTAGGGTTCGTCCACTGAGAAGCCGTGATCCATCCCCGGTTCTAGGCCGTAAACAGCAGTAGACGAGACGTAGATAATGCGTAGACAACCCGCCTCCCACAACCCCATCAACGTCTCCCAAACAGCCACGCAGTTCACCTGCCGAAACTCGTCGGGCGAAACGCCGGGCCTGCCCCAGGGAATGGCGGCGCAAAGTACGGCGACATTACACCCCGCGGCGGCCGAAGCAACAGCGGCACGGCTCCGGCAATCCTGGCTGGGATTCTCAGCGATGTCAAAGGTCACGACATCGTGGCCACCGTCCCGCAGACCCGGCACGAGAACTCGACCCAACGCGCCAGCACTACCCGTAACGAACACGCGCACGACACCACTCCTTTGGATGGCGCGGGGCTGCCACATCTTCATCGTTTCCAGATGCGTAACGGCGGCCCCGCGCGCGAGATTTCGTTTAGAGATCAGTTACGCCAGCTATATCCGACGCCGAAGCACCAGCCGAAGCCGTCCTCATCGACATCGGACGAAACCGCGCCGACACCAATCAGAAATGTGACGGCCTTCTCCGCGTTGGCGGCCTGGCCGCGGAGGCCTATACCGCCGTGCCAATCCACATCTTGACCGACGAGGATCAGTGGATCATAGATCCAGTCGAGTGAGAGTTGTAGACGAACACCATCGGTGATCTGGGCCTCGTCCTTGAGCCACAACCCATTTATTGGCTTTGCGGCCAATAAGACGGTCTTACCATCGACGTCGCCCGTGACACGCGCCGCGATAGTCGCCTCAGTACCACCCACAAGGTTCACGATCTCGCGGAATGTGTTCTCGACCGCGTCCGGGATGTCGGCCGCCATCGCTGGGGCTGCACACAAACAGAGTATGCCAAGTAACACCATACTATAGAACCTTTGCCTACTCATCATATCACCTCCTCCATGCATTTCGTTTAGGGTGGGGCCGCCAATCTCACTCCGTTTCCATCCCAGCCTCGGCGGCCCCACCACTTATCCAACATCAAACTCCTTCTCTAACAACCTTTTCGCGTCGAGATAGCTCTCGAAAAGTGCGGGTCCGATTGTTCCACCCGGATTCGACATCAACGCGGGCACACGCACCTTCAATACGATGAGCCGTACATGCTCCTTAGCGTACCGGACTTCCATCTCGTTCGCGGCCGCAACATGACCATCAAGCATCGCTTCGGCCATGTCCAACACATCCATCGAATCAATGCTGATCCATTCCCGCCCCGCTGGCTCTGTAACCGCGGCAGCATCTAGAACAATCGCCGTATCAACATTCTCGAACTGGATCAGCGGCCAGATCGGGAGTGATGAGACAACACCACCGTCCCAAAATCCGTGGGCACGTTCACCGGGTGAGATCACGATGTCTTCGTGTCGAAAGCCCCACGGGATCGCGGTACTGGCGCGCACCGCTTTGGCGACCTCAACACGCGCCGCTGTCATACCGGGTCCGAACAGACAACCCCTCGCCTCGTTGATGTCAAATGCGGTAAGATACAGCGGTTTCGGCAGGTCCTCGAAGTCCACGGTCCCGAGGTGGTCGTAGAGCCAATCACGCAACCTGTCTCCACGCATGATCCCGGTCCAGCCCGGCAGCAACTCACGCCGACGTAAGGATCGAATCGCCGCGCTCACCAATCCGAGCATGTGAGGATCTTCGTAGACGGTCTTGTCCCGGATACTACCAGCGATATCCCACATTTCGCTGGGTGACCAACCCTGTGCAGCAAGCGCGCACCAAGGAGCCGAGCCAGACGCGGCCGAGAATGCGACGATTTCGTCGTAAAGGCCAATGTCATCCATGGCCTTGAAGAGACCAACCAACGCGACAGGCTTCAGACCGCCGATGGAACCGGCGATGCCGAGTCGCATCTGCCCACCTCTTTTATGGGTGTAGGGCCGCCACCACGGAGCCGTTTCCAGTGTGCATTCGGCGACCCCACATCCAGATCAAGTTCGAGCTGTAAGAGTGCATCAGGATTATGGTCTGCGTCATTGGTCGATACAACGATGGGTGTAATCCGCCGTTTCGCCAATGCCGCTAGGTACTCTCCGTTGGTGGCCTGCTCCTCGGTGATGAGGATCTCAACACGCGCCGGTCGGAACATCCCGAAGACAGCAGGTACTGCACCATCGGCATCCAATACGACGACGCGCCGATGGGCCAACAACACCCAGGTCTTCCCTAACTTCAGGCCCTTAGGTACTGTGGACACGCGTCGGCTAATCCCCTGGACGCGCGCCTCTTCTATGAAATGTGCAGCCGTACGGTAGTAGGCCCCACCAACCCAGAGAAGGCCTAAGATCTGCTCCGGGGTCTTTGCCAATGATCGCATCACACAGGGTTTGGTAACTGTCGGAACGCCCTCGACAGTGCCGATACAATAATCACAACCCCGCGCATCGGTCGGGTAACTGATAAGTTCGGCACGCACCCACTGGAATCCGCGATTGGCCTTCAGACCGTGTCCGCACGTCGGACAGATCTCTAAGCGGCGAGGAAGCAGACCACATGGCTCGATTGCACCATCGCTAACAAGGTAGAGCGCGCCTACTTTACGGAAGCCACATAACCTTCGACGTTCACTCGCCAACCAAATCAACCTCTTTTGTGAGTGCGGGGCCGCCAGCGTGGGTACGTTTCCAGGTCTCCTTCGGCAGCCCCGTTACTCATCGTGCGGGCAGGGCTAGATGCTGGGTGGAGATAGCGTTCCTCTCTAGATTATGTTAGTACCAGCCCTGCCCACTCTTATACCTATGGTAGCACACAACCGTAGGTATGTCAAGAGTTTACCGATGCAAGCATCTCTGCCTTCGCGGCGTTGACTCGTTCGAGCGCGGCGTCGAGTTGCTCCCCCCACTTCGAGGTTCGCCCAAGCATCTCGTCCCTATCCCTCATCATACGGCCGCGCACACGCCGGTATTCGCGCTCGGCCTCGGTGTACACCTTCCAGTTCTCGGGATCAACGGGCCATAGCTTCATCGGGCGCGTATTGCGATCACAGAAGACGCCCTCAACCTTGCCGACATCGATCCACTTCGGCAGCGTCGATCGGGCCGTCGTCGGAGTGTGGTAGTGCGTGGGCACATCTGCCAGCATCTCTTTGAGGGTACAGCCTGGATGTGTTGCGACGTACCTAGAGACCAGAACACATGTCTGCTTGAACGGTGTCCACTGCTGTGACCACTGTGAACCAGCTTCGGCCCCCCAATCCATAGGAATCGAGTTGAGGACGTGGTGTAGGCGCTCCGTCTTCACCCGTCGGTTGAAATCGGGCCGGATCGCTTCGTGCACATCAGGTTCGAGATGACCACACCCCTCCCGCGAGCCGGGCCGTACCGTCAGCAACCCGATGCCATACCGCTCAAGCACGGCTCTCGCCGCGCGCCCGTCCCATGTCCGATGCCGTCTACTGTAGAGACGACGCGTCGCTACATAGACATAGTGGGCCGTGCCTATCCACCGTATGGCCTGCTCCATTACAGCGAGTCCGAAGTTGACCTTACACTCGACGACACAAACGATCTTCCCTCTCCTGGCAACGATATCAGCTACACCAAACCCGGTATGGGCAACCTCGGGGAAGACCTCGAAGTCTTGCTGCCGCAACCATTCAACAACCACAGCGCCGATCTCGGTCTCCTTGGTCGCCATTTCTCAGCCGTCACGCCTCCTCGCTCACTCTTCGCCCACGCTCAGGTGTACGCGCCGCAGGCCCATTGCAACATAGTGAGCCAGAACCCACGGCGGTTTATGCCGAAGGCAATACGTCACCTGGAATAGGAGTATCTCGGGTCGCCCGAAGCTGTTGCATCCATCAACCTTCGCGTAGGCTTCCCGTTCCGGGTCCCACCACCGCATCGCTAGAAGATCGCCAACCGCGTATGGGCGATCATCCTTGCGAATGTCAAACGTCTTTGCGCCCGATGCCATCGCATCATAGAACTCGGGCCAACACTTCAACTCGTGAATCAGCATCAGTCCACCTCCTCCCTCCACTCAGCCGTCAGTTTCCTTTTGCAGCACAACTCCAGATTCTGTATCACGCGGCTCGACGTTGACCACCTTGACTACGTTGGCACCACAGAAGAGATCACCGCACGTCCAGCGAACGGCAGTACTCATCGAAACCTCCCGCCGCGGATACCCCGTACTTTCAGTGCGGGGAGGAAGCGGCCTTTCCGGTTGACAAACCGGCCTCGATGCTCTATACTAGAACCATGAGACTCGTCGCGCAAGTGAAATTGCTTCCCCGCCCCGACCAGGCCGCGGTTCTCCGACAAACATTGAAGGTCGCCAACGCCGCCTGCGATTACATCTCTGGGGAGGCATGGGATCGGAGAGTTTTCGGGCAGTTTGCCCTGCACCGCCTGACCTATCACCAAGTCCGAGAGCGGTTTGCCCTGAGTGCCCAGGTGACAGTCCGTTGCATTGCCAAGGTCTGTGACGCCTACAAACTCGACCGGAGGGCGCGACGAACTTTTCGCCCTACCGGAAGCATCGCCTACGACTCTCGCATCCTGCGCTGGAAAGTCGCGGCCTCCGAGGTTTCTATCTGGACTGTCGCCGGCCGCCAAACTATCCCCTTCGTGTGCGGCGAGCGCCAGCGCGCCCTCCTCGCCACTCAGCAGGGAGAGTCCGATTTGGCGCTCGTCAAGGGCAAGTGGTATCTCTTCGCCACCTGCAACGTCGAGGAGCCGGAGCCGAGGGACGTATCCGGCGTGCTCGGTTGCGACCTAGGCATCGTCAACATCCTCACTGATAGCGACGGCACAGTCTACTCCGGTAAGGCCGTTGAGGAGTCGCGTCGCACCTTCGCCCACCGCCGTCGCAATTTGCAGCGCAAGAGCACGCACCCAGCCCGCCGCAAACTCAAGAAGATACGCGGAAAGCAGGCCCGGTATCAGAAGGATATGAATCACCGGATCAGCAAAGCGGTTGTGCAGAACGCCGAAGACACCCATCGCGCCATTGCCATCGAAGAACTCGGCGGGATACGCGATAGGGTCACGGTTCGCCGGCGACAGCGAGCACAACTTGCTAACTGGTCTTTCGCTCAACTCCGCGGCTACCTTTCGTACAAGGCAAAGCGCGCCGGGATAGCACTGGTAGCGGTCGATCCGCGCAATACCTCGCGCCAGTGTCCTGTCTGCGGCCATATTGAAAAAGCCAACCGTTCCAGTCAAAGCGTCTTCCTTTGTCGGTCCTGCGGGCACACTGGCCTTGCGGACCACATCGCGGCTCAGAACATCGCGTTCCGAGCCAGGGCAGCCGTCAACCTGCCAATGGTTCCGACATACGCACTCGCGTATGCGTCTGGGACAAGCTCCCGGCTTTAGCCGGGGGTAGCTGACCGCCCCCTAACGCAGGCCTAGTTCACCCAGGCAGTCCAAGCAGATGGTCACCACGACTCGAATCCCCAACGCATCCAGCGTGATCTCCAGCCCTGGTCCCGCCGCATCACAGAACGAGCAACGCGCCGTCTCGACTGCCTCGGCACGAAGCACGGCAACACCTGATCGCTCCAGTGCCAACGGCTCTGATTCGGGCAGCTCCGCCTTCACGAGTACTGCACCATCTGCCGCCCGCAGCGAGATCGAGGTCAGTACTGTCGTGCCTACCACCCCGTCGCGGTCGAGCACATAGTATTGGCCCAGTGGATTGTCCTCGGTCATAGGCAGCACCACATCTACCGCTGACGAATCTCCTACCTCTAGACTGTCCCATAGCCGTGATCTCATCAGCACGAGTGCGTTGTCGTAATCACGGGCCTGGATCCCATAGGTGTAGTTGCCGAGTTGATAGACCCCATCGTTCGGCACTTCCTTCGGGTCGTACAGGTCGATCCAGTTGTCTCCGCTATGGTAGGCCTTGATGGCGTAACCGCTAGGGAAGAACACCCACAGATTGCGCCACTGCTCAGCCGTCCAGTTCTTGGTCGGATCGGTGAGACGATAACTGTACCCAGTCTTCTTGGTAGTCGCCGTCATCACGTCGCGCCGCGGCGACGATGGATCGATTCCGGCCTGTAGAATATAGCGGCCGCCCCTGGGCTGACCGACATCGTATGCCACCGCACCGAACCACTGGTTGAGCCTGGGGTCGATGTCCCACCCGTCCCTGACGTGCGCGAGGAACGGGAAGAAGTGGCATGTCTCGTTCTTGACGAGGTAGAAGTTGGCCAAGAGGGGCATCTCGTATCGCGGCTCCGCGGCGAAGCCTCCCAGCGCGTTGGCGACGACTCCAACCGCGGTGGAATCAACGATGTTCTTCTCGATCGTAGCGTAGTTTGACGCGTTGTTGGGCTGGTTCCAGCCCTCCCGGTAGAAGCCCCACACATAGGGGTACACGCGCGGGTCGTCCGGGTACATCGATACGTTCGGGACCTGCGCCTTGGTGGACCCGAACCTGACACTGAAATCGGCGAAGAGGCTCAGCAGAGCGGTCCCATAGGACGGTCCGGGATCCGTGGGATATTCCGCGATGGAACCGCCTCTGAGGATCGTGGGCGGCTGGATGAAGTGGTCGAAGGACGTGTTGTCGATGAAGACACCGTCGTACTTGTCGCCCATGACCGATTCGAGATAGTCCAGCCTCCACGCCCGGTAATTGGGATTGCCAGGATTTGTCACCACGCGCGCACCCTGCCGAGTCAGGATCCCACCACTACCATACCAGTTGTAGGTCGGCACCCGACTGCTGGCGGGGAGGATGTGGGTCTCGCTTCCGAATCTAGCCTCTGTTGCCTCGGCGTAGTGGATGAAGAAGGCCTCGAAGTCAACGCCCCGCTGCGCCGCCCAGGCCTTGGCATCCTCGTACTCCTCGTTGCCGACGTACACGCAGTAGTAGTTCGTGTACACCAGTCCTGGGACGTCTCCGTGGCCCTCCGATGTGCCACCAATGATGAGATCGGCATGGCTCCCCAGGAAGTCCAACTCCTCCGCCGTGTTCTTCTGACGATAGTCGATCATCACAACCTTGGTGTGGGTGTAGTTCGGCTGATGTGTCAGGCTCGCCCACGTCGGCGCGCACAGCACAACCAGAAACAGTAGTGCGGCAGTCAGCAGTCGTCTCATGTCGTTTCTACCTCCTCGGCATTGCACAACGGATGTCATTGACGCCCAGGCCATACATCGTACTAACCTCTCGGATCTGCTCTTCACCATAGGCTTGTGCGAGCCCATTTGATTCGCGATCCCTGTTGGCGGCATCCATAGCGGCAAGTTCGATCATCGCCCCTGCCGCCGTCGCAATCAGCACTGCCGCGCTCGCCATCATCTCCGGCCACTGTTCGCTCACGCTTCCTCTCCCTTCGTCGCATTGACCGCCGCGAGGGCGGCCTTCGCCAGTGGTACTAGGCGGAAGTTGGCCCGTCGCTGCTCCCTACGGAACCCTACCATCGTCCGCCACATCCCCATGTAGACGCCGACCGCAATGCCATGCCCGGTGGCCCAGACTCCATCGTCGCGATCATCCGTGCTGTACATGAAGCCCATGGGCCGCAGTTGCTTCTTGACCTCTCGCCTGGTTAGCTCACACTCAGCCATCACTCCGCCCCTTTCGGCCCGGTCAGCTTCGTCGAGTAACTGAGGGAGACATGCCGGACGATTGTGAAGACCGCATCGCAATCCTCGTTGTCGCACTCCCGGTCCTCGTGCACGTCGCTGTCCCTGTAGAACATCTCGTACTCGCACCTCTCGCATTGCACATATCCGCACTTCGGGCAAAGCACCTTGTCCTGGTACTCAGTGTCGATGGCCATCACTCAGCCTCCGTCCCCGGCCACGGGCTCGCGGTGGAGGCGAGGAGTCTGTCACAACCTGGGCACGGCGACCCTAGATTTCCAGAGAGCAGTGGCATCCCACAATCGCTACAGGTGTACTCAACTGTGATCCTCCTCCGCCGCGGTCGCTTGATCTCCGGCCTCTCCCACACCGCCACCAGCTTCGGCGCGTCGAGGGGTTCCAGGCAGCGTGGGCAGTGTTCCGCGGGGATGCACGCGGCGACGACGAAATCGCAGGCGGGACATATCAGGCCTCCGTTGCGCGTCTGCCACGGACGCGCCACCGGCTTCGGCGCGTCGGGGAGGGGGCCGCGGATGGCGTAGCGGCCCTTGTCCAGCACTACCCCGGATGACCGGCGGGGTCCCATAAGCCACACGTCGGCTCCCCCCTCACCCACCTCCACCACCCGCTCCTCGCCGCGGGCAGCGAGTTCGGCGCGGACGGCAGCCACAGACTCGCGCAATCTCTTCTCAACTCCCGAGTCGGGATCCAGCCCGAGAAGATAATCTGCCACACCCTCGGCCCTGTTGAGCAGTACGTCTATCGCCCCCGTCCCATCCCCCCGCGCCGCCTCGACCTTCTCGCCGTCGGGGGTGAAGGCCAGGGTGCCGGCACGATGGTATGTCCCCCCTTCGCGCTCACACATACCCAGATCCATTGCCAGCGACGGCGAAATAGATCCGCGGTATCCAATCCCGGGCCCTGACCACACCTGGGCCACTCGGGCCTTGTTCGCGCTGTCGCCCAGATCAACGTGTATGACTCTCACTTTTCCCATTTCTCAGCCTTCCTCCCGCTCAATCCCGGCAAGTTGTGATGCTACAACACGTCGTGCCCTCGCGCGCGTGGGAGTAACATTATCACACCGTGATCTCTAACCTCCCTGCGCGCGCCCCGGCGAGGCCGGGGATTAGGATTTGATCCGCGACCAGCCTTCTCCGGGCTGGTGGCAGGTCGGGGACCCACGACTATTTAGCCCCCACTCTCAACTGGCAAATCCTGTGTGGCCTCCTCTATACCAATGCTATGGTAACACGTTAGCACAACGTTGTCAATAGCTACGGTAGTAAGACGCACCCTCCCCCGGCAAGATGGGGAGGGTGCTGAACGGCCGCCGAGGAGTGTGCGGCTAGATCAGTCCGAACGCCTTCTTCAAGAAATCACGCGCGCAGTCCATAGCGGCTAGCGCGATACCACCCCACGACGCCTGCATCGCGGTGATGTCGGTCATCGCGGCCGCCAATGCAGCGATGGCCCCGATAGCCAACCACTTGCAGACCATGTATCTCCAGTTCACGGCACACCTCCTTGTTCCGAACGCAATTTCATGGCGACAGTAATTGCGGCGAGCCAGCTGAGATCCTGCATCGTCTCGATCCAGCCTTCATTGGCGGGTACAATCGGCCCGTCGCCCCGAACGATGGCGCGTACATC